GTTGGCATAGCAGTACAAAGCCTGGATCTTCATACTGCAGGAACTTAAAAAACGCATTGATTGCTGCTCGCCGTTGGTTCCTTGTCGTAATAGAGTTACCTTTCTCCTGTTCCAGCCACCGAAAAAAAGCATCAATTAGCTCTCTATTGAAATCGCTAACTTCCAGCCTATCTCTTCGAATTTTGCGTTCCCGTTCACAGAAATCCAGTAGCAAGGACATTGCGTCTCGATAGGATTGAATTGTTTCTTGGCTTAGTCCCCTTTCAGATGGTAAATACTCAAAGAAATATCTTGATAACGCTTTGGCAAAAAAAGTCGGTCCACGATTAGCCATCCTGCAATCCCTCTCTTTCCATGGCAAGGTCAAACGGAGCATACATGCCGCCCAAATTCTGTTCACAAATATCCATGATATGGGGGAAGGATTGTGCGGTCAGGCGGAGATAGTACTGGGTGGAACTAATCGATGTATGCCCAACATAACGGGAAAGAATCAGTAGATTGCTGTATATTGGGAGTCCAGCTTCAGCCCATTTTTGGATATTATGGCAGCAAAATGTATGACGGAGATCATGCACGCGCGGCCCAAATTGCTTCCCTTTATATGGAATCCCCACATCCCACAAAATGCCGCGAAAGAACTTTCCAATGGTGGATTTTGTATAAGGGGTCCCGCCCTTTGCATAAAAGAACGGCGTTGATTCGACAGTGTTTTTATGAACAGCCTGCGCATATTTTCTACATTCTTCCGTCAATGTGGCAGACATTGGGACAATCCTCTCGCGGTCATTCTTTCCGTGCCGTATGTGCAAAATTCCGTCTTTCAAATCCACATCGTTTTTTAGTAACGCCAACGCTTCAGAAATTCGAAGGCCACAGCCATAGAGTACGCGAAATAAGAGTGGCATAGTAAGATGTCGGTTAGGGGATAGGTTAGTCGGAGAAAGTGAGTCAAGTCGTTCAAAAATGAGATGTAACTCATCCGTTGAAAAAATATAGGGTACGTGTTGTTCTCCGCATTTGGGAAGGGCCGGAAGTAGGTAGGATGGATAACCTTGTTTGCACAGATATTGGGCAAACCTCTGCATCTCACTCACTCGGCTATATCGGGTGGCGTCCGCCTCATTTGGGCGCTTCTTGCACCATGTCAATGCAATCTCTTTCGTAATTGTGTAACTCTGAATCTCATAATCTTTACAAAAATTATCAAATAGCCGCAGCAGTTTGGCCTGCTGGTTATAGTCCAGACCAGATGCCCTTTTTTGTGCCACATAGGATTCGCATATTGGAGCAAATGGTCCTGTAAAGAAGGGCTTCTTACTCATAGAAGCACCTCCAATGCACATCGTCTCAGCATTTCTGTATTGAGGCTAACGTATACCTGTGTGCTTTCCGGTGTGGCATGACCCAGCGTTTGCGCAATGTCAGTTAATTCTGCTCCATTATTCAGCATGGAGGTAGCGACACTGTGTCGGAAGCTGTGCATCCCAATCGGTTTATCCGTAGAGACATGAACACCTGCTTTAGAAACGAGTTTGGAAACCAACCTTTGCATAGAACCGCTCATGACATCAAACGGTGCAAGGTGCCGGACAAATATACATGGACAGTCTGTCTCTGGGCGGCCATGCTGGAGGTAATCAATGATTGCCCAGCCCACATCTTCGAGCAATGGAAGTTCTAAGGGTATCCCGGTTTTTTGTTGATGAATTGAAATTCGCTTGTTTTTCCAGTCAATATTCTCGAATCGAAGCAATCGCACGTCACTGATGCGCAGCCCCAGCCGGGTAACCAACAACAGGATCGCATAGTTCCGCTTCCCCAACGGATTGGATCGGTCTACCTGAGCCAGAATGCACTCTACCTCATCCGGTGAAAAAACAGTAGGCAGGCGATACTTATGCGTCCGTCTGATACAGGGCAAAGCATTGGCGTAACTGATATAATGGTAGCCTTTGGCCAATGCGTAATCAAACAGCTTGCCTAAGATGCGAATTGTTGCCGCAACCGTACCGGGAGAAAATCCAGTCAAAGATTCAATATAAGTATTTACATGGTGCAGCTCAAGCAGGTGGAAATGCTCAATGCCGGACTCCAGCAGAAAATACTCAAAGCGAAATAGCCTGCTCCGCCAAGTTCTGATAGAACCTTCAGCCACTTGGTTTTGGCGCAAACTGTCCAAAAAGCCTTCAAATAGCTCCTTATAGGCTGGAGAAAAGCCCTTCAAGGTGATACTTGATTGCTTAAAGACCATCCCATACTGTAAATAATCGTCCAACATATGAATAGCCCGGCTGACATTCTGAGATATATCCCTATCGCCAAGATCGGCACCATACCGTTCCCAGACAAATCTCCGCTCTAAATCCACGGTGAACTCAGTTGCCTGATACGCTTCGCAGTATACAATCAACTCCTTCCATGTCGCGTCTAACCTTAAAATCGTGCTTTCACTGTAGCCGAGTTCAGCTAAGTGTGACTTTAACTTGCTGATCGTTTTCCTGAGCCATTCGCTCAATGAGCCTGTGTGCTCTATCGTCATTAGCATATTCCTCCTATTAGTTGATATGGCAATGCCATTGTTTAAATTATACGGAATTATGTTAAGTGTGACGATGATTTTTTCTGATTTTTCATCAGTTTTAGGAGGTGACTATACATTATTTTCAACTATACATTAAGCAAATTATGTTCAGCTGAACATAATTGAGCATCGAGCACTCGCCACGCAACGCTCCATCGTCCTCCCATTTCATCGTGGTATCCCCCCCAGGTGTTCCAACCTTTTTCAGGCACATCAATATCGGGGGCTTCCGGCTCTGCGATGCGGATGGCTTCTTCGAGGACGGCTGCGAAGTCTTTTCCGCCGTTGCTTGAGAAGGCTCCGGGAACATTTTCCCAGACCATATACCGAGGTCGCACAAACTCACCTGTTCGCCCCATTCTTCTGTCACGTTCTCTCATCTCCTTGATAATCCGTATTTGCTCCATATACAGGCCGGAACGCGCCCCGGCAAGTCCTGCCCTCTTTCCAGCAATGGAAAGATCCTGTCTAACAAGGTGAACCACCTATCACACAATCCACGGGTTCTACTTCATTTCCGTGAATTTTTGTGACATCTCCATAATGCTTCACCTAAATCACCCCCTCTTGCATTTTCAAATAATCGTCTCGTTTTCTTTCTCTCCGCAGCTTTCGTTTGCACCGACTCAGAAAATCCGCGTCCATGTGCATCTCCCGGCAAATATCCGCCGGGTCTGTCCGTGCTTCCAGCAGCTCCCGCAGCTTCTGCATTTCCGCTTCCCGTAGAAGGGGTGGCCGCCCGCCGCGGCTGGTAGTCCGACCTCCGCCCGCGCAGTTCACGCATTCCGCATAGGGGCAGTGGTTCAGGCAGTAGTCAATCTGGCTCTGCCGGTCATGGGTGCATATCTCGATCCGGTCTTTCCCGTCTGCGCTGTCCCATGGCAGCACAGCCCGCACGATCACAGTTACGGTCTCCACCGGGCATATCTCCTTTCCGTTCATACCTCCCGCACGGTGATGTGCTTCATGTCCTGCATCAGCTTCACCTTCATGCGGTAGGTCTTGTCTTTTTTCGTAGAGGGGCCTTTTACGTCCTCCACAACCAGATGCCATGTACCGTCCTTCCCCCGCTCCTCGTAGGAGAAATCCGCCCGATACGTCACGGCGCGGCTTCGGTCGCCGTTGGCCGTGATGTAGCTTTCCTTCAGCGTAAATTGGGGTTGGAGCCGCAGATCCCGGATAGTCCCGGCCTTGCTGAGCAGTGCCAGCTCGTCATACCGGGCCGCCTCCTTGCGGCTGTCGAAGGTGTGCTCCGTTCCGTTGGGCAGGGTTCGGGCGGTGGGGTGGTTGCGGTGCTTGCGCTTACCCTCCGCCGCCGCTTCCGCCTTCCCCTTCTCCTCCACCACGAACCGGGCCATTACCCTGGCCGTCCGATCGATTTGCTGGGCCTGCATCTGCTGCTGTACCTGCTTCCGGTAGCGCTCCGGCAGACTGTTCAGATCATCCAAACAAACGCTCATCGCTTTTCCTCCTGATACTTCGGGCAATCCAGCACCTGTACCCGTTCCACCAGTCCGTCCCGCTCCATGCGGGATCTCCGCCGGACCTTCCAGCCGGGAACGTCCTCAAAGCGGACTTTTCCGCTTTTTTCGTCCACCCGGCTCCATTCACACTGCCCATAGGCCAGCTTGCAGGACCAGCACTTGTGCAGACTGTTGGAGGGGTCCTCCTTCTCCGCCTTCGTGCTGTATCTCCGCATACAGCTTGCCAGCGTAAAATTACCTGCCATCCCCATCGGCCTTTCCCCGGAGATAGGCCATCACCTCATCCCGGCTGCGCCGCTGAGGGCGTACCGCGTCCTTGAACCATTCTGGCGGCTTCACCGCCTCGGCTTCCGGTTTTGCTTCCGCCGCCGGCAGTGCCTTTTTCTCAGGCGCCGCCAGTTTCTCCGGCTCCGGCCCGGTGCCAATACGCTGTACCAGCGCCCGAACCTCCGCAGGCAAAGCGTTGATCTCCCGTTCCCGTGCGGAAATGGCCCGATAGCTGCGCTGAAAGTTGCTGGACACTACGCTGTGCACCGTCTCCGTGTCCATCCGTGCCCACTCCCGCAGCGTGTTGGGACTGCCCACGATCCGCTGTACCACCGGCGGGAACTTCTCAAATTCCTCCTCCGCGCCGTACAGCCCGTTGCGGATGGCCCTTGCCACCAGACCCCACGCCTCGGCCTCCGTCATTTCCGGTTTCGCCGTCAGCAGCCGCAATTTGGCCTTTACCTGTCCGATGGTGGGCGGGAAGCCCTTTTCGTCGCTTTCGATCACGCTTTTTACCGCCGCCGCCACCAGCGCCACCTCGTCATGGGCAAACATATCCGCCCACAGTTTGATGGCGTTGCGCATATCCGGCCCGGTGGTGCTGCTGTAAAACCGGGGATAGGCCGCCGTCAGAATATCCATGATGATGCCTGTCTCCTGTCTGGTCATGTTGTGCGGTCCTCCTCCGCGTCCATCTCCGCTGCCAGCTCCGTCCAGCTTTTCCGGGGCTTGTCCGTCCGGGATGCCGCCGGGGCGGGCTTTCCCTTCCCGCTGTCCCGGCCTTCCCATGTGAGGAACTTCTGCTTCCAGTTCTTCACCGGGTTTCCCTTGCTGTCCCTCCACGAGCGGCCCTGTGCGTCCGGGGTGTTAAAATACTCAAAAAACCGACGGGGGTCCACCGTGCTCTGCCTGGACGCGGCGTAGGCTTCCACATCTTCCAGCGTGGGCGGTACGAATTTCACCGCCGTCCGCTTTCCGCTCTCCGGCGCCTTTGGCTCACTGGGGGCACCGCCCCCTATATCTTCTGAACGTAGTGAAGAAGATATATCTTCTATATCTATCTCTTTCTCTCCGTAACGATGTTCGCACAATGTTCGCACATCGTTCGAACATTGTGACGGTTCTCTCAGCTTTGCTCTTGCTCTGGACTCCCTCATCCGCTTCGCGGAGGAACCTTCGCTTCCAACGTTTTTCACCGCATACGGAAAGAAAAACGTGACGTCATCCGAGGTCTCCGCCAAACCGCAGGAAAGAAGGTAGTTGATCGTCACCTCCACGTTGGCCGGTTCCTCATCCAGTTCCAACGCCAGCTCATCGGCAAAGTTATCGTCGAGACCTGACCACTGCAAAATCCCATCGTGCTTCATGGCGATGAGCTGCATTTTCAGGTAAATGATGAGGTAGGTATCCCCGCCCGCCAGCTTGCGGAGTTTTTTGATCCGCTTGGACGTAAAGAAGTCATCATAGAGCCGCAGCCAGAAATACCGGTTTTCTTTCGCCATAGGTCAATTCCCCCTAAATCTGCGGTACGTAATCGTAGGGTTCGTCCTCTTCGGGCTGTTCCCACGGCAAAACGGCGTCCTCCTGACTGTCAAGGGAACCCGCCTGACTGTCGCTGTGTTCCATGGGCTTCGTCGGTTCGGAGACGGGCGTTTTCCCGCTTCCCGCCGACAGCAGTTCCAGCACCGCTCCCATCACCGCCTGGGGAGCCACAAACTCCGCGTGAAGCTCGCTCCACTCCTTCTGTTCCCCGTCACGGGTGGTGTAGCTCCGGGTTTTCCACACGCCGCACACCAGAACGGCATCCCCTTTTTCAAGGCACGCCGCCATGCGGGTCACGTCATCGTCCCCCACGGCGGACACGTTCATGAACTCGCCTTTGGCGTACTTCATGCCAAATTCCGCCTTCGGCGTTCCCTTGGCTGTGGTTCCGGTTTTGACTTCACGGGTGACGGTGCCGGCACACATCATGTACCGGCTCCCGTCCTCCTCCCGCGTCTTAATGGAGATCAGCATGTCTCCTCACCTCATTCCCCAAAGAAGGTGGCCGCATAGTCCATGCCCTCGTCCTGCGCCTTCTGAGTGGCCTCTGCGGTCTTTTCGGCCTTGGGGGGTGTAACCATACCGGATTCGCTCTCCGCGGTCTCCTGATGGGCTTCCACAGCCGCAGGCGCGGTCTCCACCACCTCTCCAGTAGATGCCACCGTGCGCTCCGGCATAGGCATATCCGGGATCATGCCCTCGTCCTCGGCGCTGGCTTCCTCCATGAGCTGGGTCTTGACCTCCGGGGACAGGGGCGCATAGCCGCTGTTCAGCAGCTGCCGCAGAATCGTCTTGCGGCACATCCGATCCTGCCCGCCGTTGGGATCGTACCAGGGGGAACCGTTCAGCAGCTTTTCCACGTCCTTGGGGTTCATCTCCCCACTCTGCATGGCCTTGAACTTCTCATAGCTGAACGCCTTGGAGTACCGGTCCGCATGGCGCAGAAGCCGGTCCATGGGCCAGTATTCAAAACGGAAGGTCCCGTCCTTCAGCTCGTAGTAGCCGTAGTAGCCGATAATGGGCTTACTCTGCCGTTCCTCGTCGCTCTCGTACTTGGCAAGGTTCACGATGGGCTTACCGGTCCGACGGCTCCGCCCCTCGATCTCGCCCTCACGAATGTCCGTGCAGTCGATGTCGGCATAGAATCCAGTGGACATGGCAAGCTGGATATAACCTTTATCACGGTTCCGGCGCTTTCTCATCGCGCCGGGGTGGACTATCTCTTCACACGTTTTCGTGTGCCGCGCACTTCGGGCAGCAACTCGTCCTCTGCCCTACCCCGCTACATTCATCACGGGTAGTCTCTACACTCAAATACTCAAAATGAAGCCCTTTACAGGTTTTTAATCTTCCCTTCAAATGCTGGCACAATGATGAAGGGAGTTGTTTTGTTTCTCTTGCTTCTTTTATGCTCTGGAATATCTCTCCGGTTTCTATGCACCGGACTGCTTTCTGCCTCTTTGCCACCGATTCAGGGGCATCCTTTTTACCAAGTTTGGCAGCCCTCAATTTTTCTCTTGTTTCCTCAAATACGGGGTGTCCCACTTTTGGACCTTTCAGATTGTTTGAAATCTGCTTCATCCTTGCTTCTGGGGACATTGCCGCCCACTGCCTTTTGCCGCACACTCTGAGGTGTTCCTTTTCTTCCTCGGTCAGCGGTCTGCCTCGTCCGTCTCCGCCCCTCGTCCGGTTATATCTGGGCCTGAGCTTTTCTATAAAAAACATCTCACGCTCATTCAGCATTTCTGCTGGACATTCCTCAAGAACTTCAAACGAAAAGTTTTCTAATCCATACTTGATAAACGCTCTCTTCAAAGATAGGTTGTGTTCGGCGGTTATAGTCCGGTGTTCTATAAACCGACGCTTAATGTCAATGCTTTGTCCAACATAGGTGTTGCCAGACACCTTGTTGGTGATGAGGTAAATTCCTGTCATAATTTTCTCCATTTTGAGTATCGCAGCACGGTATTGCCCCGAGAAATGAAGGGTTTCACCGTTAGCACCGCAAAAGCGGCACACCCCTGAGTAATAGGGTTCACGCAGTTTTACTTGACCATAAAAGTTTAGCCAAGAATGTACGTTGCGGTAGTCCCGTAGGGCACCACATAGTAGCCGTGGCCGAAGATCAGGCCCATTCCCTCGCCCCGAAGCGCCGCCGCTACAATGGTACTGGGTTCGCAGGCTCTCAGCTGTTCGCTGGCATTCACGGCGGAGATCAGGGTGGAGGTCAGCCGCGCCGCCGCCTTGTCGCTCCGCAGAGCGCTCTGAATCATCTTCTGCATACTGGGGGCCGCGATGGCCATGGAAAACGTGGGCTTGTCCCGCTGAGTCTGGGCCGCAAAGCTGTTGGTTGCCTTCATGTCAAAATTCCTCCCTTATTCAGTCCGCGCGGCCAAAGGCAATGCCGTTGGCCAGCATATAATCCCGCAGTCCGTTCAGCTGCTCCACAGTGCCTGTCACCCGGAACGAAAGCGTAATGAGAGGCGGTTCCATTGCGGCTTTCACCGCCGCTTTTACCGGCTCCGAAACGGACGGGCTTGTCTGAATGGCTCTCGCCGCCTCCACAACGGCCTGCACCCGCTCCGCTCTGGCGGCTTCCTCCGTCGCCCGCGCAGCCTCGGCCTTCTGTCTGCGCTGTTCCTGTTCCGCCTTCCGCTGTTCCTCAATCTCTTTCACCCGCTTGAGCGCCTGATCCTTTTTCAGCACCGTGGGCAGGTCATGACACTGCTTGTACTCTTCCAGCAATGTTGTCTCGAACTCGCTGTTCAGCCCGCGGATGGCGGCAATACTGCTGTCGCACTTGCTGATCGCCACCAGAATGTCTTTGTGGGCCTGTTCCTCAGAATAGGTGGCGTTGCCCCACCGCTTGTCCAGAACCGCTTCCCACGGAAGAAATTCCGCAAGTTCTCCGATGCGCTCATCAAAAAAGGTCCGGATAGCGTCCAACTTCTCCGTGCGGCGCCGTTCGTCAAAGGCTTTGATCTGTCCGTCCAGATTGGCGGCAGATTCGTCGCACAGGGCCGTCAGCGCCTTGCACTTCCCCTCAAAGGGGGCGTAGCTTGCCAGCGCCGCCGCCTTGGCCATCTTCCGGCACTCGTCGATGCGTTCCGCCACGGAGCGGATGTTGGCCCGGTACTTCTTTGCCGCGCCGATAGCCTCCTCCGTCACCACCATGCCGCGGTACGGGGCCAGATTCTCTTCCAGCCACGCCTGACACTCTTCAAAGTTGGCGGAGATGTTAAACTCCTTCAGCGGAGTCAGGTCCGTGGTAATGGCAAATTCCATTGCACTGCTCATGCGTCTGCGTCCTCCTGTTCCCCGGTGTCATAAGCCGTGATCTCCTTCAGCAGCGGCATGATCCGCTCGTCCACACGGCTCTCCGGCACGTTGATCTCCACCACCATGGCCCGCTTGTCTCCACCCTTGGTGGGAGCCATCACCTTGTCCCCAACCGTCAGCGGCATCGCCGTCCGGTAGGTAAATGCGTTCCCCGCGTATGCCTTGTGCAGGGGCTTGTAATAACGAATATTCACCAGCATCATGCCTTCTCCTCCTGTTCGTACCACGCTTTCTGAAAAGATTCCAAACGGTTTTTGTGCGTAAGGTCACTCAGCGGGCGTCTCAATTCCGGATGCTCCTGGCAAATACGGTAGATCGTCTGTTGGGCCTGATACAGCACATTTACTACCGTGTTGCTGTCGCAGTAGAGTTCGCAGACTGTTTGAACTCCATCATCGCCCGCAACCAGGCAAATAAACGCTGTGGAGTCTCCATCCAGCAGGGTTTCGCCGGTTTTGGTGTTCCTCACCGTAATGTGAAACTTGTTTTCTTCCATATTCATGTCTCCTCGTCTTTCTTAAATTTTTCGGAGTTGTGCGCCTTACAAAATCAAAGTCTGGGCGGGCATCGTCCCCGCCTCCACATGGTCCCAAAAGTCCGTTTCCTGTTCCAGCAGCCATTTCAGGTCCGCCTCGTGCTCCCGCCGCTCAAAATCGTAGCGGCGCAGGGTGATATTGCCGGACAAATCATAGAGCGCCGCATAGAGCACGGCGAAGTCATACCCGGTGGCAAGCAGCTGGTGAAGGATCTGCGTGAAATAGTTCTCAGGAACCTGATCCCGCCATTTCGCCCAGTCAATCCCACGGCTCACCGTAGAGGTTTTGATCTCCAAAATGCCCTTCCGTCCGGTGCCCGTCTCCGTCAGTTCTCCATCCAGCGTGGCAAAAAGCCATGGGCGGTCGCTCTGGTAGAGAATGTCATAGGCGCCGTAGTAAAGCTCGTAGCCGGGATACTGCGCCATGAAGAAGTCCCGGATGGCCGGTTCCATTCGCCGCCCCAGCTCCACGGCCTCGTTGCCGCCGAGATCAGGGGCGGCTTGCGCCCCGGTTTTCTCCTTCCACAGCGTCAGCGCCGTTTTCCATGGGCTTCGCCCAATGGCCGCTGCCGCCTCGCTGCCGCCGATGCCCCGGCTCCGTCCTGCCAGCCATTGTGTCCGGTCCGGGAAAGTCAGCCGTACCAACTCACCCATTTTTCAGTTCCTCCCAATACCCCATCACGGTTCTGGCATAATCGCTGTGCCCCGGATGGCCGCTGTTGTAGGCCGTCAACGCGTTCTCCACGTCATACCGGCTCAAAAGCTCTGCCATGTAGTCACAGGCCACACGGAAATTGCCGAAGGGGTCCATCAGGTCCGTTACCCCCAGCTGCTCCATCCGGGCCTTGTGCCACCGGGGCTGTACCTGGCAGTAGCCCCAACTGGCCCCGCCGTCCCCCTTCACGTTCCGGTAGCCGGTCTCCTTGCGGATGATCGCCAGCATCAGCGTGTACTCCACGCCGCTTTCCTCGCAGGCCGCCCGGAGATAGCTTTGCAGGTCTCCGTCCAGCGGAACATCCGCCCGGAAGTAACCGCTGTCAAACAGCGCCGCTTCGATCTTCTCGTTCTCGTAGTCCTCCTGAACCGGCGGGGCCGTCTCAGGGTCCAGCTCCTGCCAAAGGACCAGCGAAGCGTACTCCGCCGCCGGTGTCTCGTCCCCGGCCAGCCGTCCCGCCGTTACCTCCGCCACCACCGGCTCCGGCTTCCCGGTCTCCCGCGTCAGCCACAGTGCTGCCAGCACCAGCGCCACAGACGCCCACAGCAGAACCGCTCTGCGGATGGCCTTCCGCCTCCGCTCCGCAGCCTGCCGCCGCACACAGCGAAGCGCGTTTTCCAAGTGGGCTTCCCACGCGGCCTCCGCCTCGTATTCCTCAAAGGTTTTCATCAAATTTCCGTCTCCTTACAGCAAAAACAAAAAGCGCTGCCGAATGGCCCGGTATCCCCGGTTCCATCAGCAACGCTCTGCTCCTCTGCCCCAACGCTTAGGGACAGGCATCTCATTCAATTTTCCCATAGGCTTACTTGATCTCGTCCCGCCGGATGCGGATCACCTTCACGCCGTCCTTCACCGGGATCAGTTCTACGCGGTCTCCGTGGGTCAGCGCCTTTTCAATGGCTTCCAGCGTCTTTGCGCTGATATGCGTTGGTGTCATGGTCCTCTTGCTCCCTTCGTTAATAGCGGATGGCATCCCGCAGTTCCTCAATGGGAATATCCAGTGCGCGTCCCAGCTTCAGCAGTTCCTTCAGCGAAAAGTCCTGCGGGGACTTTTTCCGAGACCGTAGGGTCTGCGGCGTCATGCCCGCCTTTTCCGCCATGGTGCCCACCGGCATCCCCATGGCGGCCTGTCTGCCCCACAGCAGTGAGATCAAAACCTCGTCATTGGGCTTCCGCCCCAGCTTTACCCGCGGCATCCCGCCGCCTCCTTCCCTTTATCGCTTTCCCAGAAATGCGTTGATAAAATACTGCTGGCCCTTGCCTGTCACCTTGGGCGTTTTGTTCACGCTAATGTGTCCGTCAGAGTGGGAAACGCTGGTCTCCTTCACCTCAAACAAACCCATTTCCATGCTCCGTTGCGTGGGCATATTGTAATCACTGCCCTTCCGCCGAACCAGATAACCGTTCTTCCGCATCCAATCAAACAGGCGATTCCCCCCAATGTCCACGCCATTCTGCTTCAAAATCTTCGCAAGGTCGAAAATGAGAATAGATGTGTGGGACGCCGCCACGCTGTCCGCAAACAGCACTTTCGGCTTGTCCTCCTCCGCCTTGGCTTCCAGCACTTGCAGTTTCTTGTTGGCGATCTGCAAGGCACGGGCCATCACTTTCTCCGGACTGTTCCAGTCCTTTTCCAGTTGAATAAAATACTGACGGGCCTGCTTGCCCTTTTCGTTCCGCTGGAGCATACACAGCTCCTTTGCCATGTCAATGGTGATCTCGGCATCGTGCTTCGGACGCCCGCCGGTACTTTCGCTCAAAAATGAGCAAAAGTCCTTACCCTCTTCAAAACCGTACTCGCACATACGCGGGAACCAGTCTTTGTAAGCAGCACCAACTTCCAAAAACTCATGCAAATCTCTTGCGGAAACCGTGATCCGCTCCGGATCATTCATGTTAATAGGAATCAGTTCATTCATTTTCTTCATCTTCCCTCATCCCGTCCTGCACACCCATCAGGTAAATGCGGTAAGCCACACACATAAAAGTTCTGGAAAACAGATCTTCCTCAGTTAATCCCGCCTTGGAGCCGATTTCATTCGCGTCTCTCCAACTGCTCATAACCTTTTCGAGAACTGCTTCCAAGCTTCTCCCCTTCGCAATAACGTTAAGGGGAATGTCCGATGTAATATCCATTCACATTTCTCCTTTTCGTCACGCTTCGTCAGCGTCCGCCTGTGCGGCTTTCCCGGTCAACCGAGCCAGCGCCGCCCGCAGCTTAGCCTCCGCTTTCGGCGCGTCCGTGTCCTGATTGAGCACGGTGCTGATGTACTTAGGGTTCATACCAGCCTCCGCCGCAACCTCTTTGATCGTCAATCCGGCGTTGTGGATCTCCCCCACCAACTCGCCAGTCCATTTTGCAGGCATCAAATCTAACCTCCTTCATTAAAAATGTTGACTTTGGTCAGATTCCGTGTTATGATGCAAGTGACCAAACCAGCAAAATCCATCAACCTAACCGCCGTCAAATCAACTGACCAAAATCAGCTTATGCACTTATAATACCTGACCGCAGTCAGATTGTCAACCTGTTTTTCTGATTTTGGTTAGTTTCGGCATAATGATCAAAATCAGGGGGCAAGACTTATGTTTTATGACAGATTTAAACTGCTGTGCAAGCGGAAAGGCATTTCCTGTACGAAAGCAGCTACGGAAAATGGTTTCAGCAACTCTACGCCGACTAAGTGGAAAAAGACGGCCGCCACGCCGGAGGGTTCTACCATTTCCGTTTTTGCCGATTACTTTAAAGTCCCCGTAGAATATTTGATGGGCCTAACCACACAATCTCAAATCGACGAATACACTTTCCGCTTGGCGGAGCTGGAAAAGGCGTTGAAAACCGCCACGGAGGAAGATGCGGACAAAATTGCGCTGGAAATCGACGGCCTGCGTGAATCCCTCAACGACCTGACCTTTAGCCGGGACATCGAAGCTGCGGCTGACCGTCAGGCCAAAAAAAATACCCGCCCCGCCAAAAGCGGGACGGGCAGCGCCTACGCGCAGTCGATTTATGATTTTGTCGATTCCTGCGAGGCTGGACAGCTGGCCGACCTTGCGCAGTACGTTGAGTTTTTGAAAAGCCGTCAGGGGAAGCCTACTACCTGATTCCCGGTTTACTTCGGTGCGCCGAACGCCCCGCATTGAATGGCTTCCCACAGCTTTTTCATGCTTTCATCCGACAGTCCTTTGATCTGGTGCTTCAATTTCTCACGGAGACCCGCGTCGGTATGAAGGTCCGCTTCTGTTGATTCCATTTCTACACATACAAGTCCTTTCTCCCCATCCTTTCCGTTTTTTCTTCCGCCCCCCTGAAGCTGTGATGGAGAGCCGCCGCCCCAGCCACGAAAGCGGCGGCCCATAGCAGACCCGCCGCTTGGGGGTGCGGTAGGTCTGCTTTTATCGTACCATCAAAGCCTCAAGTTTGATAGTCTTAATACACACGATTTCGGTGTTGATACACACAATTCCGGTTGCTCTTTCGCACATTTTGTCAATTTTCAACAAGGAGGTGCTCTATGTATGCTGTCATTGATTGATCAGTGCCGCGCTGCAAAAGAAGAAAAACACATCACCAACAAGGAGATCGCGGACGGCAGCGGAGTTCCTCTCAACACGGTGAACAATATGTTCCGTGCCACCACCCATTCCCCTACATTGGAAACTCTCGGCCCCATCTGCGTTTTTCTCGGAATTTCCATTGACCAGTTTTTGGGGATGAAACCAACGGAAGATTCTCCGCCCCCAGAAACCATAGAGGAAATCGTAAGCCGAGAATTGGACGTCTACCGTCAGGAGATCAACGGCCTGAACGCCCAAAACGAACTTCTCCGGGAATTTGTGGAACGTCAGTCCCACGGCATCCGCAACCGGGACCGTCTTTTGCGATGGCTGCTGGTCCTTCTGATCTTCGCCTTGGCTTACGCCGCATATCTGGACTTGCACTGTCTAAACTTCGGTTTCTTTCACGGATGATACACACGGGAGGTGTGCGCATGAAATGCAAAAACTGTAAGCGCGTCATTGACGATGATTCCATCTTCTGCAAATGGTGCGGCGAACGCCAGATCCGGGAGCGCAAAAAAAAGGACGAGATCAAAGTCCCCTCCCCACGTCAGTTGAAGTCCGGCAAGTGGAATATAGAACTGCGGGCCGAAGGGCAGAGTATCACGGAGGATACCGCCGCTCTCTGCGAAGCCAAGGCCCGCGCCATCCGCGCCGGCTTCATAGAGGAAAAGGCTATGGCCTCTACCCGGCTGACCCTGCGACAAGCTATCGACGCCCTGCTGGACGAATACGGAGAGGCACTTTCGCCATCCACCGTCCGGGGCTATGAGATCATCAAGAAAAACCGATTCCAGGAAAAAATGAACACTCAGCTGCGGAACACCTCCGGGTGGCAGACCGTCATTGACAACGCGCGGAAAACATATTCACCTAAAACTATCAAGAACTCATGGGGGCTGGTCACAGAGGTCATGCGGAAAAACAAGGTAGAGGTTCCGGAGGTCATCCTACCCCAGATCGAGCAAACGGAGCTTCCATGGCTCACCTATGACCAGATCCTGACCTTTACCGACGCCATCGCCGGAAAACCATGGGAAACCGCCGCCCTCTGCGCCCTCCACAGTTTACGACTGTCTGAAATTTACGCATTGACCTGGGAGCATATCGACCTGAAAAAGCGGGTTATTACCGTGTCCGGTGCTGTGGTGCTGGACACAAACAATAAACTGACCACTAAAAAAGAAAACAAAAACATAACCTCTAAGCGGAAACTCCGCATCATGATCCCGGCTCTCTATGACCGGCTGGTGCAAATGAAAGCCGACGGGCTGCCTCCCGTTCTGGGAACCACAAACTCATTAACCGGCTCCATCAACGGTGTTTGCCGAAACGCTGGACTGCCCCCGTGCGGTACCCACGGTCTCCGCCGTTCCTTCGCTTCTTTGGGGTTTCATGTGGGCATGAGCGAACTGGAGGTTCAGAAGATCGGCGGCTGGAACGACCACAACACCGTCCACAAAATCTATCTGAAGCTGGCCGATGCTGACCGTCTCTCCGCCGAAAACAAAATGGAGCAGTTTTACAAAAACCGAGGCGATGACCCCGCTTCGAACGCAGAACATCCCATAGATCAAAAGCCTTGCGCATCCACCTGACTCTCCCAGGTCCCCCACCGCCAAGCCTCGCATTTTACGAACGATTTTACGAACGCCATCCAACGCCCATGTATTCCCAACGGTTATATCCATTTCCTTGCGGGTTCGAATCCCTCACGGCGTACCAACCCCACAATCCTTGTGATTGTGGGGTTTTCCTTATATTTCAACGGGTTCAGCCGTTTTTGGATGGCAAAAATATTTTCCATTACGTCAATAAAAATACTAAATGCAAGGCGTTTTATCTTCAATTTTACGAACGGTTTTACGAACGGAAAACCCCCGCTTCAAAAGCGAGGGTTTTTCTTTTGCATTATTTGGCTTGCACGTCATCTACATAGCACCAGCTTTGGGGCGGACGACCGATAACCCGGCCATCACAGTTCATTTTGGTGTAATTGTAATAAGGGCAGGCACAGCAATCGGCGTCGACTCTACATAGCGTCTTGAACTCGCTCAATTCTTTCGGCGTATCATAAATGAGCAAGTCGGAGATATGCCAGCCGTAACAACGCCCCTTATCGCCGATATAAGCTATAATTTCTGCCTGAGATAAGCACGTCGCAGGAGAAAAGGCGGCATTTGTTGTACTACTTAACTCGCCGCCATCGTATGCAATAAGGGCGATTCTTTCACAGGTGAACTCCCCAACGACCTTGCCGCCGCCGTAAAACTGTGGCCTTGGATAGTCCGTCGCAATGAAGTCCTCGTGCGGATATTTTGGCAGCGTGCAGTAGATATAGCACTTAAACGGCGTTTCCAGTTTCGGCTTGGTCTTGCGAACTTCGATAGTCTTTTCACCGTTGGCGATCTTCTCCACCCACTTCGGGCGGATGCTCAACATAACAGCCTTACTCATGTCCTCACCCCCACACCATGTCGCATTTGTGGACTGCGCAATCTGTCAAAATAGCCTTGAAATCCCGGAACATGGCGCAGTCTTTTCTTCCAGAGTAGCCGTAGTGAATTTCATCATCATAGTCTCCAATCACCTTTAGGATCTCCTTGCAGGCCCCATAGTGGATACTACCGCCAGCGTCCGGTTGAAGCAGAAAATCCACTATTTTTACAGAAACCTTTTTCTCTCGGATTAGCTCTTCTGTCCTTTTGTCGAAGGCATCAAAATACTGCTTCCGTGCTTCTCCCATAAAGGGGGCTTTGTCAATGCCCTGATAATGATTCCAAAATACACCGCCGTACAACTCTGCGACCTTATCTCTCAGTCGCTTAAATCCAAAATAGCCAAGGTCAATGCTCCGCCCGGTTTTCCGGCATAAAACTGTCACTCCCATTTTTATCTCCCCATCTTCTCCAAAAACTCATCAATCCTGCCCTGGTCTGCCACAACAACCTCTTTCCCGATTTTCTCGGCGTAGGCCCGCTCTAACCGCGCCCCGGAACTCTCACGCCAGTCCGGTAGCAAAACCACTCCGTCCGCGCAGTCGATCATGGAAAAGCAGATACGCATATAATCGCCCTGCTCCATGCCGGAGGGGAGGTTTGCCGGGTTCAGGACGCAATGTCCCATGGCAGTGAGGGCTTGCTCTGCCTTGGAAAACTTCTCCCGGTAGTTCGTATCCCCAGTGATCTTACCGGCAACATACACACGCAGGTGCGCCCCAACCTGCATATCAAACGCCCGCTTTGCGGGGCGCTGCTTGCTTACAACTCTGATGTACTCAATCATCCTTACTCTCCTTTGCATCCCGCATACGCAGTTCATTGACGGCATCCACAAGCTCATTCAGTTTCCACAATATAGCTGTTTCGTCTGCGTAAATTAGTTTGTCGATCTTTGGACCCTGCACTGACTGGGGAACTTGAACTGCCTGGGCAAAAGTATGCTGGCCAATGCGTTTGTAACCCGGAAATCCTTTCTCATACTCGTAAGCTGTGATGTAATCGCCGTTGCCGTCCGTATATAGGACGAAAGGTTCGTAGAAACCGCGCGCCTTGCACTGCTCACATTGGCAGATGGACTGGATATAACCAACCCGACCAGTAGCATCTTCAACGTAGTCCCCAACACGAAAATCATACTTCATCACAAATGCCCCTCCCCACTCAGCAGTAAAATTATTGTATAAATGCTTGCACAAATTGCGAACGTGCCAAAGGCCCCAAACATTGTAGCGTATAAGGCGCATAGCATCGTTAATTTAGGCCTGTACTCAAGTCCTTGTTGTTTAAGCAAGTCTTTCACATAGAAAAAGATTTTACGGAAAAGGAAAAGAAAAACGATGCCTGATAGAATCGCCAGTTTAGCCATTTTTATTTCCCGCTCCCATCTCCGGCCGCGTCAGAGGCCGATACACTGTCTGAATATCATTTTTCCATGGCGTCAGCCAGACGCACCACATCACGTCCATCAGCGGACTTCCCTTCTCTCCGGGCATCCGCTTCTTGAAAAAGAAATCCGGGCGCCACGTCAGCGGCAGAATGTAGCTGGGCGGGATCTCGTCAAACAGCTTCCGCCGGCACGTTGCGTTCCAATACTGCGACTTGAGAAGGAACGCAAAAGGCTTGCCCAGCTCCGCTGCTCTGCGGATAAATGCCTCTGCCAGCGAGAAAGGCGGGTTTGTGATGATCCAATCCGCCGCGTCAATGCTGGACTTCAAGAAGTCCGTCCCATCCAGAATGTCTGTTGTATAGACGGTCTCAAAGTAAGTCTGAAGCACCCCGGCCATATCGCCCTCTCCCGTTGCCGGTTCCCACACGGACGTTGTGCGCGGAAGATTCAAAAAGCGCATAAGCGCCACCGTTACATCCGGCGGCGTGGGATAGAAGTCTGACTGACTCCGCCCATACGCACTGTTCCCGCCCGCTATCCTACTTGCATTCAAACTATCCATATTCAACCTCCCGTAAACAAACTGATCTGCGCCGTGTGTTCCGCAAAACGCTTTTCCTGCGCCTGAAAATAGTGAGGGTCGATCTCACACCCAACAAAATCAAAGCCAAGATCATAGGCGGCTATGCGGCTGCTGCCGCTGCCTAAGTGGGTGTCCAGTATCTTGTCTCCCGGCTTTGCGTACTTCTGCAAAATCCATGTGTATAACGCCACCGGCTTCTGCGTCGGGTGGATGCGCTTCTCATTGAAAGCCTTGTTCCCCTGTTGGACTGTCCCCTCTGCGATACTTTTCCCCTGCATCATGCCGCGCCACATAAACCGGAATATGTCGGTTCTCAAATTCAAAGAGTTAAACGCAATCTCAGCCCCAGACTGATCGGCCCCGTCATTGCACTTATCCCAGACGATTGCCCCGCCGCGAGGAAGAACAAAATAGTTGGCTCCCCAGATGATCTGATTCTTGCTGACCCGGAAAAGCTCCGCAAAGTACCGCTCATCCGCAGGGAAACGGTCAAAGCCGGTCTTTTCGTAGCCGCCATCCTTGACATAAATCCGTGCTCCATTCTTCTGTGTTACATAGCGGCTACGATCCTTACCGCCATCTTCTCCGATTCCATAAGGAGGGTCTACCACAGCCAGGTCAAACGCCTTGTCCTGCAGCGTCCGCATATACTCCATGCAGTCCATGTTATAGGCTACGTTCAATCCTTTTTCCCTCCCTCGATCACGGTAAATGCCATGCGGCGCTTGACCGCCGCACGAGCCTCCTTCTGCTTCACCTGTTCCAGATACTCTTTATGCTTCGCCGGCAGGCGAAATTTTTCACACGATTTTCGCCATTGGCTCCGCTTCGTATAGTCCCCATCGAACCACTTGCACTCATCACAGCAATAACAGACGTCCTCCACGTCCTTGATCTCTCCCGGCGTGAAGTATGCGCTGAATAACTCGCAGTTATAGAGACAGTTGTTGCAGACACACCCATAACAGCTCATTCCGTATCTCCATCAGCCGGAACGTTCTTATCCGCAAAGTAAAGAAGTCCTCTGCCGATAACCCTGATAAGCATATCGAGCTGCCATTGCATAACGACTTGTTTATGAACCGTCCTCCCAAGCCAGAAAAAATACTGCGTCTCAGGGGAATGCAGAAAGTCCTCAATGCTCTTGACCTGCGCCCCCTGTTTGTATTTCCGCGTATATGCCATACATACACCCCCTTATTTTTGACATAACATCTCTCGCCTCAGCCTAAGACCCTTCCTCCCGCCGCTCGCGCCCCTTCTTTGGAGATGACGCCTTGCGGCTTTTCGGAAAGGTCAGGTAACGTGGGTTTGCGTAGCGGAGGACATGATACAGTCTATCCAGCCCCCGGTTGATTGTCCTCCTGACGGTTAGCTCGGATACCCCCATCTCTTGCCCAATCTCCCGTACATTCATGCCATAGGCGAAAAACATCTCTATATACTCCCTCTGTTTATCCGTCAGTTCTTCGTCCATCGCCACCCGCAGGGCTTTTATCGTATGAATGTGGAAGTCAGCTTCTTCGGGAGACTCCCCCAGCAGCCACGCCGCATACTGACTCTTGTCTCCACAAAACTCAAACAATGACACAAACCGATCAGACCCTCTCCGTGACACCTACAATCACCTCCGTTGCCATGACTTCACAAAAGTTCTCCTATCTTTAGCATATCAACCCCCTCCAATAGGGTTTTTGCACACCCGCTTCACCTACAGCCTACCAGCACGTCACCTACCGACCGCCTGCGCCCCGCCCGCGCCGCGCAACCTAAGTACGTATTCCCCACATAAGCGAAGCGTTTTTATAAAAATTTTTTTTGACCCCTTTTTGACTTTTCCGTTTTTTGCCCCCGGTTTTCTAAACTACCCCCCCCCTTAAAGGGAGAGGAAGGGCGACGGGGATGAGAACGTGGGGGGAAGAGGAAGAGTTGTGGAGAGATTCTGCGCCGATCCGGTGGCCAGGTCTGTAAACCACCCCCCCACCCAGCCGGGGCCGTGGTCAGCTGGTCAGCTGGTCAGCCGGTGCCATTGGAGCGGAAGCGGGGCCGCTGGGCGGGTCTCGGAGAGGGTCAAAACCTGTTGCAAATGCCTAAACTGTTGCCATAATAAGCAATTAGGGCAACAGTTACCGCCTTTTTTGGTGGTAATTGCAACAACAGCCCATGCCGCACTTGTGCAACCTGACGAAAGGCGGCGGGAGCCGGGGCCGCTGCCGGTTCTCTGGCTTTCGGTGCCGGTGGTGGTGGCCGATCTGATGCAATCAGCCGGAACAGACCGCCGGCGGTGACTCCTCCACCCCTTCCCCCCTTTTCCCTTTCCGATGCTTCGACGGCTGCGGGAGTGCTCCGCGCTTTTCTTCATCCGGGTAAAGCGTCCGGGGGTCTCCGTGGGTACATTTGTGTATACTCTAATCAAGCGCGCCCGCAAGAAACGCGCCCGCGCGCATAGGGGTTAAAAATAGCCCTCTGGCATGACGTAGGATGCAAGCGGCTGCGCGGCGTGGGTTTGCGGTGCGGTGCTGGGCAGTATTGCTCAGAGGGCACGAGAAAAGCCCGCGGGGGCATTCCCTGCGGGCTGGTGGTGGCTGGTGGTATTAGGTTAGAAACAGTTCGCCGTTGATCTCAAGGCTGACGGCCTCTTGTTTCATTTCGTCCTTGATCTTGTGGCAAATGGTGACGATCTCGGCGCCGTGGCGCTCGATGTCCTCGGCTGCGGCGTTGCTGTAAACGATGGTCACGGCCTCGCCCACGAGTCCGGCGGACTGGCTCACCCAGTAGCCGCGGGCCTCGGTGGCGGTGGCCCCGCCAAACATGGCGGACAGTTTCGCGGCGACTTCCTCCACCTGGCGCCGGTTGTCGGTTGGGTGGTCGGTGTCGGTGGTGCTGGGCACGTAGATAGCCACGCGGGAGTCGAGGCGGACGACGCCGGGGATCGTATCAAAAAAGCTCTTTTTCATTTCGTGTTCCTCCTCTTCCTTATGCGGTCGCCCGTGTGCGGCGGTTGATTTCTGCGAGTGCTGCCCTTACTGCGGTTTCATCTTCGGCGTATGCCGTGCCGGAGATCGTCCCGCAGGCCCTCCGGTATGCTGCCCGGTCATCGGCCCAGGCGATCAGCTCGCGGAGCTTGTCCATGCTCATTTTGCTGTAATCCATTTTGTGATCCTTTCCGGGGCGGTGCCCCTCTGGCCCGGTGGGCCTCCGTGGTGTTGTCCTGTTCTTATGATCCCATTATATATGGGTAAACCCCATATTTCAATAGTCAATTCCCACAAAAGTAAACCCCATATTTTGTATAATATTTATGGGGTAAACCCCTTGTTTTTCTGCTTCCGGCCCCCTATAATAATAGATGTCAAGAGGATAGCACCAAACCACCGGACCGGCGGCCGCTCCGCCGGGGAAAGGATGTAAAAATGTCTGATTTATTGAAAAGGTACGAGGCCCAATATGGCCCCGTTGCAAGTGGCTACTTGTACACGCTGGGCGGTGATCCTGCCGCCATCGTGGCGGAGATGGAGCGCAACCAGGCAGCGCCGGAGGCGGACCCGCTCGCGTTTCTGGCTCCGCTGATGCCCACCACCCCGGAACAGGACGCACACAACGCCATCATGAAAGAGATCCAGCGGCTCTATTTTCTGCCGATCTCCCGCGCTTCCGCTCTGGCCGTGTGTAACGTGCTCGGCGAGGCCGGCGAGCTGATCCCCTTCCCCGGCCTGCCGGATTTCCGGTTTAATTCCTGGACTTTTAAAAACGCCTGGAACGATGCCCACCCGGACGAGGAACGGATCACGGTAAACGGTGCCGCAATGCTGAGTGTTTGACCCCCCCAGAACAGCGCCCCGGCGCCACTCCGGGAGAAAGGACGAAAAAATGAACGAGTACAAATATAGCGATCTCCGCGCCGCTGCGCTGGCGGACCCCACCGCCGAAAACCTTGCCGCGCTGGGCGAATGGCTCCAGGAATACGGCGGCCGGGACTGGAACGGCGAAAGTTGGGACATTGAGAACGGGCACCGCCTGCGGCCCGTCTACGGCGACGAGCCGGACGAGTTCGACGGGTTCCCCCTGTTGGGCTACGAGATCATTTAACCCACGCAGAACAGCGGCCCGGAAAAGTTCCGGGAGAAAGGACAAAATCATGTTTACGATTTATTACAACAATGGATTGTTTGACGAGTGCGACGGCACTTTAGACGAGGCAAAAGCCATGGCCGACGGGTGCGCCGGCTATACGCAATGCGATATCTCAATCGAGGATGAAAACCGCGAGGAAGTGGCCCGGCGTAGATGGTACGGGGTCCCGTTCGACCCCGCCGAAACGGAAACCGACGAGGCGGACGTGATCCAGTTCGGCAACTTCGGATTTTTCGACCGCTGGGAGTAACAGAACAGCGACCCAGGATCACCCCGGGCCGCTGAACAAAAAACGGAGGTTTGCGAAATGGCAAGAGTCAAGATCACTATAAAATGCGAGCACTGCGGGAAAGACTTTGAACACGTCCACACCTGCCGCAATTCCACCGAGGCGGGATCTTATGAAGTCTGGGCGCGGGAAAACCTCACCACCTGCCCCGCCTGCTACGCAGAACAGAAGAACGCGAAACGAGGCGCGGAGCTTTCCGACTACATTTCCAGCTTTAGCAATCTGCACCCGCTGCCGGAAATAACCGGCGTTTCCGAAAAGCAAATTTCCTATGCTTCAAGCCTGCGAGAAAAATTCATCCGTGATAATCTAATGAAAATCCAGCTTGATATAAGCCGCTTTTTTGAAATCGCGGACAAGATCAAGCCGGAAAACTGCGACGAGGCCGCGCGGGATCTCATGCACAAGGCCGCAGCCGATGCCGGGAAGCCCTTTGAAATCTGGTTTACAGCTTACCGGGCGGACCGTCTCCGGCGCTATTTTAGCCTGATGTATTCGGCGGATGCCGCCAAAATCGAAACCATTTTCTCAGAAAATGCCGCTTCAAAAATTATTGACGCGCTGAGATAGAACAGGAGGTAAACCCATGCCAAGACCCAGAACCAGCACCACCAGAACAGACGCCCAAAGACGGGCGGAAAATAAGTATAAAAACAAGGCGCAAATTGTGCTTGCCTGCCGGATGGATCGCCAGACAGGGGAACGCTATAAGGCCATTTGCGCCGAACGCGGCACCACGCCCAACGCGGAAATCAAAGCCTTTATTTTGTCCCAGCTTGGCGAACAGCCCAGCAACTAACCCCAAAACGCAGAACAGCGACCCGGAAAAACTCCGGGCCGCTGCTTTTTTATGCCGTTTTTTTCAATCCGTCACGCGTTCGCCATTGGGCAAAATAAACGCACTTTCAAACCCACAGCCAACGGCCCCGGCAACGTCCTTCAAATCCGCAGGGGTAAACCCCTCCCGCTTCATCTTCTGGGAAAACGCCTGCGGGCTGCTCCCGCAGCGCCTCGCCAACTCTGAAACGCTGATCCCCAGCTTTACGCATAAAATTTTGATCTGCTCCGATGTCGGCACAATATCACCTCTTTTCGCTTTTAATATAAACGTTCTTGTTTGCATTGTCAACTATTGTTTTTTGGAAATAAACGGTAAAGTTTAAATCTGCCTATTGACATTATAAACATTATCGTTTATACTATAAACATCAAGGAACAAAACGAAACCGACAGGAGGCCGCAATCATGAGCTTTCATCTTTTCATCCTTATTCTGGGCGCTGGCACCTTTGCCCGCCTGGTGTTCCGCGTGGTGGATCTCATCGAGACCCGCCGCTAAATCAAAATCAAGGAGGATCACAAAATGACCACTTATAAAACCCGCAAAGCCGCCGCCCGTGATGCGGCGATCATGGCCCAGCAGGAAGCCGCCGAACAGGTGCAAAGCTGGGAAGAAGTCACAGCGACCGCCGACCGTCTGGAACGGCTGGCCCGCCGTTTCGGTCTCCTGCGGGAGTTCCGGGAAAACGGCCTTATTTGAACAGAGAAGGAGGAGCACCCCATGTTTAACAGTCTTTACCATGCCGAGATCGGCGGCGGCTACACCCTCCGCCGAAAAGTCATCATCAACGCCGCGGACCTGCGGCCCCTGGGCGGTCAAATTGAGGTGGCCGCCATCATCGAGAACGGCGACGAGCTGAACAGCACCACCGTTACAACGGAGGCCGCCGCGCTGGCCGCGTTTCATTCCATGGTCCAGCAGTACGCCGAACCCCTGCAAAAAGCTGTGGACGCCGCCGGACTGGTTCCGGGCCGGAAATATACCCTTGTGTATCTCTCCGAGTTCGGTTTTCCAATCGCGGAAAAAATCACCTTTCACGGCTACACCCTCACCACCTACGCCCAGCACGCCGACATTGTGCGCATGAACTACACCCCATACCGCAAGCGCTCCACCCGCGGCCGGCTGTTTTGCGGTTCGTCCTCCCTGCTGATCTTCAACGGCTGGCAGGAGCTGCCGGAAACCGCCACACATGAAACCCTGAAGGAGGACGAGAAAGTCAAGATCACCCGCAGCAGATACGAAAGCTTTTCCTCTTCCTACATTGAGGATGCCGCCGCCCTGCTGAAGGACCCGGTTATGATCTTCAAGCGCTACCAGACCGGCGCCAACGGCAAAGTTTACGCCTGAACAGCACCCCCGGACACCTTGGAGCCGCCGCACCGATAAAAGCGACGGCACCCCAGAAAGCCAAAATCTACACATTCAAAACACATTTCAGGAGGATTTTACTATGACTGACAAGAACAACCGCACCATGAAAACCGGCGACGTGGTGGAGATCACCGGCGCATACTTCAAGAATGACAACGGCCTTTACTTCGTTGAGCACACCCCCGGCGATCCGAATTGGAGCGGCCGGGATCACTGCCTCCGGCGCATCAAGAGCAACGGCGAACTCAGCACCGCAAAGGACAATCTTTGCTTCTGGCCCATTTCCGCTTTTGTGAACAGCCGGGACAAGCGGGCCGCCGCGAACCAGTGGAACCGGGAACACGCGGAAATCGAAATCAAGACCTTCCCCCACACAGAACACATTGCCGCCTATTTTGCAAGCGAGGCGGACAGCCTGGACGTGACAATCAAGCGCTATACATGGGACTTTGGCGAGGACTGCCAGACCGTCAAGGACACGAAAGAAACGCAAGCCTTTTACCGCTCCGTTGCGGACGGTCTCCGGGCTGAACAGCCCACCGCCGAGATCTCCCACGCCGCCACCGAACAGCCCAGCGCAGCCACCACCGAACAGCCCGAACAGCAGACCCCCGCCACCGGCGCAGGCGCAGAAGCGCTTGCAGAACAGCCGGAGGCCATCACCCCGGAACCGGCAGAACAGGCAGAACAGCCCGCCCCGGAAAATCGACCTGTTACGGTCCCGACCTACTACGAGATCAGCGAGGAAACCGCCCGGAACGCTCACTATTGCGTCCACATGAGCGACTACAAACCCGGCAGCGCCACGGCCAGTTATCGAAATTCCGTGAACAGCGCCGCCCAGCTGGTAGAACAGCAGAAGGCCCGCGTCAGCGCTTTTTACCATGACAAGCTGGACGCCCTGCTGAACAGCTACGCCCGCCGCCTTGCCCAGTGGACGAACGATTATAACCGCAACCAGGCCAGCTATCCCAGCCAGTTTATCAGCGGAGCGGGAAACTTCAATATGCGCAAGCATAACCGCCAGATGTCCCGCGAGGGCTCTCTGTGGGAGGAATACCGGCAGATTGAGGCGATTTTAGACAGGATCCGCAGCGTCGGCACCGGCCCGGTTGATCTGGCCGATCCACACGCCCGCGAAATGCTCACCGAGCGCCTGAACAGCCAACGCCAGATGTTGGAGGACGCCAAAACCGCCAACGCCTATTACCGCAAGCACAAAACGCTGGAAGGCTGCCCCGGTCTCAGCGAGAAAAACCGCGCATGGCTGACCCGCCCCGGTGTGTTCGCCTCCGGTGACGGCTCCCCCATCTCTCTGTACGGCTCCCCCTTCCCCGCTTACGAACTGGCCAGCATCCGGGGCAAGATCGAGCGGACAGAACAGCGCCTCGCGGAGCTTGACCGCAGAGAACAGCAGGCCGCCGAACCTCAGACCGGAACCGCCTTTGACGGTGGCCAGATCGTCCGCAATATCGACCTGAACAGACTCCAAATCCTCTTTGACGCCATCCCAGACGCCGGCACCCGCGCCGCCCTGAAGCAAAACGGTTTCCGCTGGTCTCCCAAAAATCAGGCATGGCAGCGCCAGCTCACCGACAACGCCGAACGCGCCGCCCGTCAGGTCCTCCGCCTTGCCTGAACAGCGACAAAAACCCTCTTGGCACACACTGCTACAATGAAATTAAGAACTGAACATCCCGCCCCGGAGGTCACGAGGGCATGAAAGGACAACCCATGTTTATGGTTTACTTCAAAGGCCCCAGAGACAAACAGCATAAGCCCATGAGCCTGAACACCGGCGAGCTGTTTAATCGTCTCGTTTATGCGCCCGTCTACAATGACGATCTTCTCCCCGCCGTGAAGTCATGGATCGACCTGAACAAGAAGAACGCCCCGGATTGTTCGATCCAGTGCCGCGTCCCCGACACCTCGAAAATCCTATACGCCTGAACAGCCGCACAGAAAGGAGAATACCATGTACTTTCTCGAAAATTACCGCGGCTTTGGCGTATACCTGACTGGATCGGGATATATCGCCCGTAACCGCGAAAGAATTCTAACCGCAAAGACTTACGCCGAAATGATCCAGTGCATCAACCTCTGGACCTGCTGTTGAAAGGAGCACAACCATGAAAACCGCCGGATATTGGGAGTGCAGAAACGAGATCATCGCCGCGCGCCTCCCCACCCCGCACAAGTACGAACCGTTTACCGAGCTTTTCGACGTGGACAAGCTCGACGCCATCCGCAACAAATACGGCGTTGACCTTTACCGCGAGTGCTACGCAGACGTAGCCCACGAGGTCATGGCCGCCGCAAGAAATGAACAGAAAGGAGCACATACCCATGTTGAACACTGAACAAACCCTCACCCGCGTTTTGCAGATCGTCCACGCGCTGGACGAGGACGAAACCGCCATTTATAACGCCGTCAGCAAGAATCCCTACGAATGGGAAAGCGCCGTCGGCCCCATCCCCCAGCTGTATTTCTTAGAACAGGATCTCCGCCGCACGTTGGTGGAGGAAGCCGCCACAAAGTCTGGGCGCCGCTCCGCCTTTTTCGCCGCCCGCCGCATCTGCGACGCAGCCGTGGCTAAGAACAGCACCCGCCCCGCTTCACAGGGCTTCTGGATCGACGAGGAAGGCAAGCAGTGCGTCTGCGACGGCTTCCGCGGCTTCCGCCTGAACAGCCCTATGGAGCTGACCGCCGCGCCGGAACTCAGCGCCGACGGTTCCCGATTCAACCTGGCGCAGATCATAGCCCCCACCCGCAAGAACACCCTGCGTCTCACGCTCCCCTCCGTGACGGAGGTTCGGGCGAAAATCAAGACGGACCGTGCGGAATGGGCTGCCAAGCGCCACCGCAAGGGCGAAACCTTCTCCCCTTATTACGATTTCGGCCCCGGTCTCCCCAGAGTCAACCCAAACTATCTGATCGACTTCCTTCAGCTGTTCCCCGACGGCGAGGCGTTCGCCTCTGAACAGAAGCCCTATATCACCCCCATCTATTTCCGGTCCGCAGACGGCGAGGGCATCCTCTGCCCCTGCCGCAAGGCCGACGAAGCCGCCGCCTGAACAGCGGCGCAGGAAAGGACATTTTTATGATCGCATATCTGGAAACGCAAAATCGTTACGGCGAGAAAGAACTCTGTGCGCTTGCCGATGGCGTTGAAATCGCCAGAATCACGAAAACCGAAAACATGGGGAAGCCGCAATATCGCGTCGGTATTACATGGGAGCGTGAGCGATCGGAGTTTTTAGGACGCGCCGCCACCATTGCCGGAGCCAAAAAGCTGATCCGGCAGTGGGGTGAACAGCACCTCACTGAGGTTTCCCAGAGGACCACCGGGCAGGATGTGAAGCGTCTCCCTCAGTTTTCCGACACCGGTTTTTACCCCACGCCCTCCAAACTGGCTGGGCGGATGCTGGCAGGCGTCCGCTGGAAGGATGTTACCGCGATTTTGGAGCCGTCAGCCGGAAAGGGTGATTTGGCGGATGCCGCCCGGAAATTCGTCGAGGATTACCACAATGACCGGAAAGTCTGCGTAGACAAGCGGGAACAGTATATCGACTGCGTAGAGATCGCCCCTGATCTTGCCTTTATCCTGAGGGGCAAAGGCTATCCTGTGGTCTCCGATGATTTTTTGACTTTCCATACATTCAAGCAGTATGACCTGATCCTCATGAACCCGCCCTTTGAGAACGGAGATGAACACCTGCTCAAAGCGTTGTCGCTTATGGAGCGCGGCGGCCAGATTGTTTGTCTATTGAATGCGGAAACCATCCGAAACCCCTACACCAACCGCCGAAAGGTCCTGCGTCAGAAGCTCTCAGAGTACAATGCAAAAATTGAATTTATCGAAAATGCGTTTGCCCACGCCCAGCGGAAAACCAATGTGGAAATCGCCATGATTTTCGTTGACATTCCACACCCACAGCCGAAGTCCGATATTTTTGAGCATTTAAAGCGTTCTCGTGAAGAAACATACACCGCTGCGGATGGCCCAACCGCCTTGGCGTCTGCTGACTGGCTGCAAAACATGATCGACGGGTTCCAGTTTGAGGCAGAACTGGGAAATAAGCTGATCCGGGAATATCAAGGTCTCCGTCCCTACCTGATGAACGGCAGCACCACCTACGAAAAGCCACTTCTGGAACTTACTTGTTCTGAAAAGGGGCGTGGAAATGACGTTGGACTTCCTAACGTTTATCTCCGGGCACTTCGCGGCAAGTATTGGCGTACTCTGCTGTCCCGCCCGGAACTCACTGGCAAAATGACCTCCGCCATGCAGCAGGACTATCAGGAAAAAATCGAAACCCTCTCCGCCTATGACTTTAGCCGGTACAATATCGAAACCGTCATGCGCGAGATCGCCTACCAGCTTACACGAGGCGTGGAAGAATCCATTTTGAATCTCTTTGAGACCTTCACGGCGAAACACGCCTGGTATCCTGAGTGTGCCAACAACATCCACTATTACAATGGCTGGTCCACCAACAAGGCCCACAAAATCGGCATGAAGGTGATCGTCCCGGCTTCCGGCTGCTATGCCGACTCCTGGCGCGACGAAAAACTGGACACGTACAGGGTCAATTCCATGATCTCCGACTTGGAGCGCGCTATGAACTATCTGGACCGTGGCGAAACTTACTGCCATATCCCGGTAGACGGGGCTGTTCGCCGCGCAAATGGCGTCAACAGTAATAAGGCGTCCTTCACTTATTTTGACTGCGTTTTCTATAAGAAAGGAACCTGCCATATCAAGTTCAAGCCTAACGCAGTTCGTATCATTGACCGCCTGAATATCTTTGCCGGTCAGCGCAAAAACTGGCTTCCCCCTGTCTATGGAAAGAAGCATTATCAGGACATGACACCGGAGGAACAGGCAGTGATCGACGAGTTCCAGGGCGAAGCAGCTTACGAGTCCGTATTGTCTGATCCGTCTATGCTGATCTCCGCCGGGGACATTGCCCTCGCCGCCCTTCCGTCCTCCAATCCATGAAAGGAACCGCCACATGAATGATAAAGCTATTATGAAGTACAACGCATTGATTGACGATCTTGCTTCGCTTGCCAAAGAGTCGCATGATTCCCGAGAGTCTATCGTCTGCACGGAGGCGTCAGGATGGCTCAGGCATCTCTTCGACAAAAGCGAACGGCTTTCGATGGAGCTGAAGCACACGGAAGAAGTCGCCGCAAGCGCCAAGTCTGAAAAGTTCAGTCTGCAATCTTTTATCCTCGCGAACCTCGTTCAACCGAATCAGCAGGTGATCCTGTATGAATATACAAGTGTCCAGACTATGTGCCAATCTTGGCTCGGCAAGTTTTGTGGAATCCCAGATTCTTATGTCCACCGCACTGTGGATAAAGTTTTTGTCCCAGCCTACCCGGATATGTTGCCTTTCAACTCCACCCTTTACATTCTTTTAGCCCCGGAATCCTAAAGCCCCTATCCCCAACAACATTTGATTTTTACAGGAGGATGAATCCCAGTGAAGTATAAATACTTGATTGAAACCTATTCCGAGTTTGACGGTCTGACGGTGCATTCCGACGGCCCGAACATGAGCGCCATTTTTGACAAGCTGCTTCGGATCACCACAAAGCTCACGGAGAATTGCGCCGGTGACATTCTCAGTCTGTTCCCGGCTGTTCAAAAAGCACTGGATAACGGCGTTCCTTTCGATGCTGCGGTCATGTTTGGGGAAAGCGGTGTTCAGTGGAAAGAAATTGATGCGGACGATACGGTCACAATGGACTTCCACACTCGCTATCTGCAGGTCTGGTGTCTGAATATTCCCGGCGGATTTGATGCCGGGGCGGAAGCCAGCCTGGAACGTGTTGTCCTTGTGTATCGAAACCAGCAAAGCACAGAAACGGTCGGTTGTCCATATATCTAAATACGGGATCCTGAATGTCAAAAACCCCCTTGGAGGGGTATCGTATAATAAAATCAAGGGCGAGTTAGACGCCGCCCTTGTTTCCCATTTTTCTATCTTCCCTCACGCACGGCGGCTGCCGGCCTACTCAACGGCAGCCGCCAAACTCCAAAACAGCATGGGCGAAAATCGTGCAACACGAACGCGGCCTAATCTCCCGCGTGAGCAGGCTTTTCCATTTCGGCCTGTCTCCCGGTTCAATTCCGGTTTCGCTCACCAGCGGCGCGGATGCCGCACTTAGTTATCTCCTACCTTCCAAGCGTGGCCCGTAAGTACACGCTCGCCGTTCTCGGAGCGGTGCCCCGGTGCAACCCCGGCAGGGCAGCAACGCGGATATAGTTCATCGGCAGAACGGCGGCTTCCCAAGCCGCGAAGGTGGGTTCGATTCCCATTATCCGCTCCAAGGGCGCAAGGCGGCGCCCTGCATGGATCGCAAAGCCTCCTGAATGTGTATGACAGCCCGGAAAGACGGGCCGCCACATCACCCGTCATGGCGTAAACAAGGCGGGTCTATGCAGATGTCCAACCGGTGCTTTTGTCCTTTCCACCCGGTAGCCGGGGACCTCTCCGGCCATCTGCACCAATTTTCCGTGGACACCGCAAGTGAGCAGCGTTTTAGCGGGATAGCCGGATGGGTGACGCGAAGTCCTGAAGTAAGCCCCTCAAGTGCCGATGTTGTAATTGCGCCTATGATCCTCTGGCTAAAGTGGCACACGGACAGGATCTGACCGCCGGGAAAGTCCGGCTCCCATATGCAGACGTCCAAGCCGTGACCGATCACGCGGGGAGTTGGGGACATCTCCAACCGTCTGCACCATGGCGGGGAACGTTTGGGTTAATGCGTCCCTGCCCATTCATATATAAGCTGCGGCCTGTAAAAGCAGCTCGTCTCCGGTAACTGGTTCTTGCCCTTGACGCCCCGGTGCAATTCCGGTTGGGCATAGGACCTCTCGCATTTCTCGTCCAGGGTTCCCTGACGAAGTGTCCCAGAGGGGACATTCGCAGACGTAGCTCAGTAGGCAGAGCACCGCGCCAGGAGGTATGCGCTGGTTCAAGTCCAGCCGTCTGCACCACATCCAGCGCCGTGAGAAGTACAATCACAAACGGGTTGCCCGGAGATAGGCGCGGCAGGGCAACAGAAACGTGTACCTATGGGGGAGCCAACCGCAGGCAGCCGACACGCAGCGGTGACAGTCTGGAAAGACAGACAAACATAGGGGTGTAGCCAAGCGGTAAGGCAAGGGACTTTGACTCCCTCACGCGCTGGTCCGAATCCAGCCATCCCTGCCATTGAAATTTTAGGAAAGGAGGATGTCCCATGAACAAGACTGAACTGATCGCCGCCGTGGCGGAGCGTTCCAGCCACACCAAACACGATACCGCCATCATGATGGATGCCGTGTTCACCGTCATTGAGGAATCCCTGCTCAACGACAGCGAGGTCAAAGTTCCCGGCTTCGGCAAGTTTGCCGTGAAGCGCCGGGAAGCACGGGTGGGGAAAGACCCCCGCACCGGCGAGGAAAAGGAATTTCCCGCCAAGACGGTTGCGGTGTTCCGCCCTGCAAAGCCCCTGAAGGACGCCCTGAACGGCTGATACCCCCATTTCGTAAACCGCCCACAGAAGCCCTGTAAGCGCCACTTGAGTTTCGTGGGGTAGTTTTTAGCCCCTCGCCTCTCTCTTATCTCTCAGGCCGCTTGTGGGGCCGTCAGCGCAAGAATTTTAATCAAGACCATACTCATACCGAAAAAGGGGGAACGGTTTCCGTTTTGGAAAAGGTTCCTCCCTTTTTTATCTCGACATTCCATGCAAAAGCGCCTATAATTTTTCTGTAAAAAGGAATTACACGCCTAAAGGTAAAGGAGAGTTTTACAATGAAGATCATGAACCCTACCGCCATGAACCGATACAATGCCCTGCGGGAGGCCGCCGGGAAGATCGACCGTCTGGTTCCCCAGGTCCGCTTGCTGGACCAGCCGCCTCATGAGAACCGGGAGAACGCCTCCGTTGCGCTGGAATTTCCCACTCCCCTTGTGGTCCTTAATTCCACCATCCGTCAGGCGCTGTCCTTCCTGTTCTGCCAGTGCGACACCGTGCAGACCGACAAAACGGACCGGGGCATCTGCTTCACCTTTACCGTCTCTGAAATCTGGATCACGGAGGAAACCACATGAACCTGAAAACCAATGTCACACGCCAGGGCTTCTCCTTCAGCGTCACCGCCGAGACCAAGGCGGGAGAGCTGCGGATGTTCGATCATACCGTGGACGCCGAAAGCGAGGAAGCCGCCCGCCTGCTCCTGATCTCCCATCTGGAAAGCCGGGGAATGGAGCTGGTGGAGGCCCGTCTGACCGGCGCGGAATAACGAGGTGCACTGCATGAGTAATCCAAACGCCGAAATGAAAGTGCTGGCTGATAGCCTCTGGAATAACTACTTCCAGCCCAAAGTGGCGGACGCTACCCGCCCCTGTCTCCGTCTGGAAAAAGCCACCGTGAAAGCGGCCCCCAGCGGCGGCACCGTGGCCGTCCAGCTTCCCTTTGACGATACCGTCCTAAATCTGCCCTACGCTTCGTCCCTCTCCGGTCTCACCGTCGGACAGGCCGTATGGGTGGGCATCCCCTACTCCGACCTCTCCAACGGCGTTGTGATGTTCGATGCCACCTTTCAGAACCTTTAAACGGAGGAACCGATGAAAAACAGATTAACGGTCAGACACGGGATGCTGTCCGACCTCAAAACATACCTGAAGCAAAGCGGATGGAAGCTCGAAGAGCCTGTTGGCGCATACGAGGTTCTGAGGGCGCGGAACCCGAACTATCCGCGCCCGCTGTTAGTCCACGACCGCGCCGAACGCGGCGTCTGGTACAGCATTGACGAACGCGATGTGAAGGTCTACAACGGCTGGAGACGCAACCGCCGCAAGCGGGGACTCTCTCCTGACTTTCCGACAGAGGAAGAAATCGCTGCATACTGGCGCGGAGAAATCCAATAAGCAAACAAATCAGCAAACAATCAGCAAAGTCTAAGCAAGATTTAAGCAAGATTTAAGCAAGTTAAAAAGCAAAGCCGCCCGTGGTGGGCGGCTTTTTCACAGGCGCTTGACTTCTCCTGCAAAATGCGATATGGTCAAACTATCAGGAATTTGGGAGGTTTTTGACATGGCACTGATAAAATGCACCGAATGCGGAAACATGGTCAGCGACAAGGCGGACCGCTGCCCTCATTGCGGCTGCCCCGTATCTGTCATTCTCAGCGAATCTGCAAAAGCACCGGAAAACCCGCCGCAGAGTCCTCCCCCTGCCCCGGAAGCAGCGCCCCCCGCCGTTAAACCGCCGGTGCTGGAGACTCCCGCAGTGAACCCGGAGCCGCAAGCAGCGCATGATAAAAAGGTTCAGCAAGGGTTTATTTTTGCAATGTGCCTGGTTGTTCTCTGCATCATTGGCGTAATGGCGACTTCCGCAAATCAGCCGGTCCCCGCAAAAAGCCCAACAACTCCAACCACGCAGACCATCGGGCATTCTTCAAAACACACTTCGTCCTCATCCTCATCCTCATCCTCATCCTCCGGCAGTTCCTCAACCACAAATACCGCCCGCCATTCCGACGAGGACGCATTTTACTGCGCAACGCTGATCGTAGAGGACTATCTGAAAGCGCCGTCCACCGCAAAATTTTGCAAGCTATCGGACGCCACCGTGACCCATTTGGGAAACGGTGAATATATGGTCACAGGCTGGGTGGATGCGGAAAACTCCTATGGAGTCATGATCCGCAGTGATTTTATTGTCACCTATACCGCCACCGAAAAAGGCTTTAAAAACGGGAACGCCATTATCGGATAACGATTGAAAAAGACCGCCCTTCCGGGCGGTCTTTTCGTTGTTCCGGCTCTTGACTTTTGCCAGACAAAATGCTATGATACTTCTGCCAGACAAAATAGGAGGTGATCATCCCCATGTCTGCCGCAAAACTGGGCCGTCCCACAGACAACCCTCGCCCTCACAAAATCAGCATCCGTATCAATGACCGCAGCCAGCAGATTTTAGAAGCCTACTGCCGGGAGCAGAACGTCACGAAAACGGAAGCCATTGAGCGCGGGATCACCCTGCTGGCGACCGCCAAACCGATATAAAATTTCCCCATGCTGCTCTATCTTGCCGGACGGACAGCATGAGGAAAACGGCAAACATCCGCAGGGACTCGCCAAATTCATTATGGCGTGGGTCTTGTGAAAAGTCAAGTATTCCGTCAAAAAGCCCCTTGTCAGCGGCTGGTACAATAAAGATAGAATACTGGAAAGATCAAGGAGGAATCCCCAATGCTCAACACCTACTATTTCGACGCGGCAGCCCACGAACCGCCTTCCCCTGCCGCAGTCAAGGCGTTCACCCGCGCGCTGCCCCTTGGCAACCCCAGCGCCCTTCACGCTTGCGGCGTTGCCGCAAAGATCGCCTTGGAGGAAGCCCGCGCCTCCATCGCCCAGGACCTGAACTGTCTCCCGGAGGAAGTTTACTTCACCAGCGGAGCAACGGAAGCCTGCAACTGGATGATGGAAAGTCTGAGCGCCTACACTGGCAAGCTGACTTTCCCACGCAGTTACGAGCACCATGCCGTTCTGGAATATCCCCCCGTGGATCATCCCCACCGCACGGACCGCCCCGGCCTCACCCACATGATGGCCAATAACGAGACCGGCGAAATTTTTGACATCCACTCCATTCGGCGTAACGCCCACAACGCTTTGTTCGCCTGTGACGCGACCGCGGCAGTCGGCCAGATTCCCGTGGACTTCAAGGCCCTTGGCGTGGACTATCTGGCTTTCGGCGCGCACAAGTTCGGCGGCATCTCCGGCATCGGCTGTCTGATTGTCAAGAAAGACACGCCCCTGATTTCCATGATCCGCGGCGGCGGTCAGGAATGGGGCAAGCGCGGCGGCACCGAAAGCGTGGCCCTCGCCTGCGCCATGGCAGCGGCCCTCCATGAGCGGACAAACAAAATGCTCATCGGAATGAAGCAGATTGCCCTCTGCCGGGACCTGCTCATTACCAATCTGTTTAGGTTCGTCCCGGATACCTATGTCAACGGCCCCTATACCCCCGGTGACGTGCTCCTCCGGCTCCCCGGCAACGCCAACCTCTCTTTCCTTGGCGTGGAATCTCAGGCCCTTGTCATGGCCTTGTCTGCGGAGGGCGTGTACGCTTCCTCCGGCTCCGCCTGCACCAGCGGAGAGGCTGACGGCAGCTATGTCCTCCGGGCCATGGGCTACCCCGCCAACCGCGCCCGCTCCGCCGTCCGTTTCACTCTCCCCTATACCGTCACCGAGGATGATGTGCTGGGCGCCGTCCCTCTGATCGTCAGCGCCGTGGAAAATCTCCGCCGCCTGACCCCTACCCCCTGATACGCGCCTGTTTAACTGGAAAGGACTGATTTTATGGGAAGAACCTCTGCGCAGGAGCGACGGGTCATGTCGGCCTTAGACTCATGGCTCCGCAACGTGCAGGCCAGCGGCGCGGCGGAGCGCACCGTCACCGCCTACGCCGCCGTCACAAACAGCTTCTATTCCTTCCTCGTGGAAAGCGGCCTTTCCACCGAGGAACCTACTTTCACCACCATGCAAGCCTACCGGGATCACCTCTTTGACCGGGGCCTCTCCCCTGTCTCCGTCCGGTATCATCTGGTGGTCCTCCGCTCCTTTTTCACCTACGCCAGCTCCCCCGAATTGGGCGAGGATCGCTTTTATGAGCAAAACCCTGTTTCCCTCTACCTGATGCCCTCCCTCCGCAAATTGGGAAAGCGCCCCTATGATGTGCTGCTCACCGATGAGCAGGTCTGTAAGCTATGGCGGGATTCCCCCGTCCGCACCACCCACCCGGAGAACTGGCCCCGGAATTACGCCATCGTGATCCTGCTGCTGACCACCGAGCTGCGCAACGCTGAACTGCGTGCCTTGACCCCGGCGGACATTGACTTGGAGGACGCCGCCCTCCGTGTGGAACACGGCAAGTGTGATAAATTCCGGGTGGTGGACCTGCCGGACATCGCGGTGATCGCCCTCCGCCATTACCTCGCCAGCGGCATCCGCCCGGACGATCTCCCGGATACCGCCCCCCTGTTCGGCACCCTTCGTTCCGGCAAATGGAAGGCCGGCACAAAACAGTGGCTTTCGGAGCTGGTGGAGCGCCACGTCCGTTCCGTCACCGGCGTTCCGGACATCCGCAGCCATGATCTCCGCCACGTCGGCTCCCGTCTGGACCTCAATTCTGGTATGCCCGAAAATGAACTGCAAGCCAAATTGGGCCATGCCAGTCCCATCACCACCCAGCGTTATTCCGGACGGCTCATGGACCGTTCTGGGCGGAAAAGCGCCAAGAAGGTTTTTGCCGAACGGGACCTGCAAGCCAAGCGCAGTGCCGACAAGCTCACCGCCTTTTACGCCTGATCCCTCAACATTCACCCTGAAACCAAAACACACGTCCGTGCGTTCCGATCGCATGGGCGTGTGTTTTTTTCATCCCCCCATTGTGGGATAACCCCTCTATTTTGCCTGGAAACGCCCTCAGCCGCTCTCTACCGTTTCCCTATCACCGTATACCACATGACCCGTCCTCACGCTCCTGCACCACTCCCTGCCCCCTCCGTTGCCGTTTATCGACTATTTGGACGCAACGTAAAAAAGGAACGCACGGTCAATCCGTGCGCTCCACGTACAGGGCTTCCGCCCTGCGCTGTGCGGCCATCAATTCTGCTTTCAGCCGTTCCAGTTCTTCAATGGTCTCCGTAATAGCGTGAAACAGGCAGAGGTATTCCGGGTCCAGATGCTCCATATCGTCCCCTCCTTTCTGCGGTCAGTGTACCACAGCCGCCGTGTCGAAAAAGCGTGAAATCCGGCGGTAGGCAGAAAACTTTTTCCATCAACTGTTGCGTCCTATGGGCCGATAGTTTGGCCGGGAAGGTGGCGTGGATGATATGGCGTATGGAAACCAACTGCGTATGCTGCGGGGCTATTATTCCGGAAGGCTTACAGGTCTGCCCGACCTGTCAACGAACGTGGCCCACATTTTGAAAAGCCGGAGGGAAATCCCCTCCGGCTTTTTTCAGAACTCAGGCCACCGTCTCTCGCACTGAGGGCAAACCCACCGTCCCTCCGGCACAATGGCTCCGCATATCACGCAATAGTCCATGGTCAGTCAGTGGTCTTGGTGTATTTGAGCAAGGCGATAGCATGCTCCGAGGTTGTCCAGTACCCATATGTTGAGATATGAATATTTGTTGGGTCTGTCGCTATAGTTACGCTATCCCCACCTAAACCCTCTGAACCCTTGAAAATGCCATTGGCGATATAAACGCCTGACTGCGCTGTCGCTGAAATAAAATTCTTAACCCCAGATATTCCGTGGGGCGTTGCCCATGTCGTATTTGTTTGAGGGGTGCCACAATCCACCGTCTTGACATAAACCGGCTTGCCGAGATACCGCTCCGTGGTGCGGTATTCTACGCCCAACTCCATGGGAGGATTTACATATTCCCATTCGCCGATTGCACTGCTATACCGCATTCGCCGCGCAACGATTGGTTGAGTATAATAATTAATCGCGTCAGTTACACCATACGCTGTTTGAACAAAAACACCTCCAAGGTGGCCATCAACGCGCATGATAGTAACCCACGATAGATTAATTGCATTTTTAGGCACGCTTCTTTCATACCATGAATACCACCCAGATGCTGCGATATCATTTACGTCATCATTAGAAGTAAGTGCTTTCGCACCCAAGCCCAACCCAAACCCGCCGGGGGCGGAGTTGGCGATGCCCTGCTCGATCTTGTTGAGGTGCTCTGCGTCAATCGGAGGAAATTCTCCGTTCTTCCAGACTGTCGGTGTGTATGCCATATCAGCCACGCTCCTTCCCGGCCAAACTATCGGCCGTTTTTCCGCAACAAATCTTCTTCATAAAAGTTCCTCCTTTTAATCCGGTGCCCTTTCGGGCTGCTTCACTGTTCAGGTGGGCCACCCCGTCACGGTGGCCGTGGGGAAATCCTGTACGGACACGGCGGAAATCTGCATGGGGCCGCTCCACGTCAGGGGCCTTGTGAACCCCTGCACCAGATGCCGCTCCACCGGAGAACCCGCCTTGTCGCTCCGCACAATGGAGATCAGTTCGTTCTCGTTCAGGTGCATGATCTGACTGCACGAAACCGAGACGGACTTTTGCAGTGCTGCAGACCGTTTCAATTTCCACACAGCCAAGTCCTCGCACTGTCTTTTCGTGGAATAGCCAGCCGCCCGGTATCGAACGGTTTTGCGTCCAATCCGACTTACATTCGTGCTGCTGGCCGGGTCCAGATTCTGTGCCCGCGCCGCCACCTGTGCGCTGTTGTTCACGGCCTCTCCCACTACGATAAAATCGTTGTACACCTCCGTGTTCTTCTCCGTGTACTCCGTCCCCAGCAGCTCCGCCTCGCTTTGGGAGAACTGCCACGCCAGCGGCTTGTCGCTGTCCAGAATATCATCCTGAGAGGGGTCGATCCGCAGTGCGCCGGAGGCATCGTACCCGATCCACGCCGCCAGCATTTCCGCAAGGCCGAGGCACACGTCCGCATAGCTTCCGTTGTCGCTGTCCACCCGCAGGGTGTAGGGTGCGTCCGTCAGCTTGGCCACAGACCCGTCCGCCAGCTGCTGAGTCTTGCCGTTGTAATACTCCGTGAATACCGGGGCAACATTGTCCACCAGATCCCCGTTCCCCCGGTCCAGCTTCAGCAGGGCCGCGATGGGGTCAAAGACGTTGGTCCCCGCTTTTACCTCGTAGGTGCTTTCCAGATAGCCGAAAAGTGTTCCGTCCAAGTCCGACCATTTATCCACCAGATTGTACTGCGCCGTCCGCTTGGCCGGTTCCAGCGTCTCCACAGGGTCCTTCACCAGAAAGACCCCCTGTTGGATGTAAAAGTCCGTGCCGTCGCTGAGCACAAGCCCCTCGTCCAGTGCGATCCGGTTCCCGAACCACACCCGGTTAATGTTGTAATCGAACGTGCCGTCCAGATTTGCCAGCGTCACCGAGGCCGTCCGCCGCTGGCCGTTGTTCAGATTCACGGACAGGCTCCCGTCCGCAATAAACGCCCCGGCGAAGCGCCCCGTGGGGTTGTTGTCCAGTGCGAAGGCCGTGGAGCCGTCCGGCTGTAAAAACCGCAGACGGCACAGCTTGGTAAAAGGCCGTCGCAGCATCCGGCGGTAATCGTTCATCCGTTCCGCTTGGGTCATCTCTGCATCGCCTCCCTCTTATGCAAATAAAGCGTCGCTGGATGTGAGCAGGATACGCGCCCCGTCCGCGGAGCCGATCTCCACCCACGGCAGCGTGACCGTCTGCACCTGCTGGCGGCTGCCGTCCATGGTACTCATGGAAATGGCCCCGCCCGCCCGGATCTGCCACAAGTCTCCCCGCCGGTCTTTCAGAAACAGGGTGTCCTGTGTGGTTGAGAGGGCGTACACGGCTTCCCGCACCTCGTTGGTATCCGTATACTCCCCGCTCGCCAGAACGCGCCCTATGGCCGCTGAGAGCGTCCCGGAGCGGTAATCGCTGGGGGAACTCTGTACCGTGGGATACCGGGTGAAGTTGCCCAGCACACCGGGGCTGTTGTTGTTGCTGATCCCGCCGCTGGCCACATTCAGGCTGAACCGGAAGATCGCCGCCGGGTGATAGGCGCCCTCTGCGTCCTTGGTGCATTCCAGAACCGTCCAGTCCCAGAAGATGGGCGTCACCGCGTCGGAGATCAGGGCGTTGGTCACGATGACGTCCGCGCCGTCCGTGTTTTTGCCGAGACCGAACATATAGTAGCGGTAGGTCTCCTGCGATACCGCCTTGCAGTCCCAGATAGCCCGCTCTGAAAGGGGCGTCTGCGCCACCGGTTCCAGCGTGGCGTCTCCCTCGTGGTAGCGGTAAATGGCAAAGCCCGTCAGCGTCCCGGCAAAGGTCAGGTTGCCCGCCTGTAAGCCCCCTCCGGCAAAATCCGTCTGAAACAGCGTGTTTCCGGAAAACGCTCCCGGCGTCCAGCCTTCCAGACTCAGGATCTGCGCCAAAGTGCTCTCGTCCAGCGTCTCGCCCGTCACCCACAGATAGTCACAGGTCTGCACGCCGCCCAGCGTCAGAGATGTGATCGTTTTCCCGGTCATGTCTGCCCCGCCGGTAAAGATCCTCAGTTCCTCGTGCTCCTGAATGGGGAACAGCTTGACGGACGGGAACAGGGTGGTCAATGGGTAAATGCCGCCCACCAGCGTGATCTGCCGCAGGTAGACGTTTCCGTTTGCGATCACCACCGTAAAACGGTCCGTCTCCCGCAGCCACGGAAGGGCCTGACTCCAAACTGCGCTGCCCCCCACCGTCAGCTTGCCGCCGCTCTTACCCAGTGAAAGCACTGCCGAAGTCTCCCCCATGCCGATGGTTACAATGGGATTGTCACGGGTTACGTCCACCGTCCCGCTCCACACAAGGCTCCACGGCTGCGGGTAGCTCATGGCCTGTCCCGTCACCTCGTTCCATGTGACGCTGCCACCGCTTCCGATGCTCAGCTTCCCCCCGGAGATCGACGTGCTGCCGGCGGCATTGCCGGGGATGGAGTGCAGCCCCGGCCAGCTTACCCGGATGCCGGATTTCCTGCAGTTGGGACACGCTACCACCGCGCCGGAGACCTCCGTGGTATCGTAGGCCACCCGGAAGCTCACCCAGCCGGTGTCTGCCTGAACGCCGTTTTCCGTCTGTACCTGACAGCGGACGGCGTAATCCGTGTCGGAAAACAGGCCATCATATTCCATCCGCAGTTCCGCCGTGCCGTAAATGCGCCCGCTGTCATAGAGGACTGCTTCGCTGTTCCCGGCCCGCAGCGTCCACCGCACCCAGTTCAGCGTGTCGCCCTGCGCCTGAGAATAGGCCGCCGTAAATGCGTACTTCCGCACCGTCAGGGGCGAGGGAATGGCGGCCACGGTCAGAACCGGGGCCGTCCGGGTGAGAAAGACCGATGCGCTCCGCTGGATCACGCTCTCCGCATCGGTCGCCCCCCACCACTGCCGGATCAGCAGCTTGTACTGCTGACCGTTCTCCATATTTGCCCCGCTCAGTGCGCTGGCCGGGATGGTGTAGGAGAATAGCACGGTGTTCCCCGCATAGTCCGTCCCGTAGAAGGGGCACCCCGCCGTCAGTTTCCCGGTGGAATATACCTGCGTGGACGCCGCATCGTTTTTGCAGATCGTCAGGGAAAACGCGGTCATAGCGGAGTTGCCGTTCACCTGCCAGCTCACCGCCAGCGGCTTTGTAATGTCAACCGTGCCGTTTCCCAGTTCCCCAAGGGACGATGGATTAATATTCGTTGGTTGGAATAATGCCATGCGCCCGCCTCCCTTAATGTTTGTAGAGACCCAAGTTTCCGGCCCCGTGGTTCAATGCCTGCATGATCTGCGCAACGGTCAGGCGGTTTGCCGCCTCTGCTCCGATCTGAACGCCGTTCACGCTGTAACTGTCTCCGTAGTGGTCATAGCTGGTCCGGCTCATTACCGTCTTTCCCGGCATGGTGCCGCCCCGCTCCGCCGCGCCGTACAGCCACCCCAACTCGCTCATCCGCTTCTGGAAGGTGCTGTCCGCGCTGGGTTCCAGCATCTTTTCCGCCAGCAGCGGGGGAATCACGATCTCGTCCTGGCTGGTGGCCTTGATGCCGCCCAGCCCACGCAGGATGCCGCCGGAATCGTACTTCTTGTACGGATCCTTGCCGCCGTACTTATCGTTGATCTTGTTCTGCCGTTCCGCTTTCAGTTTGTCGATGGTGGACTGACTGGCTCCGTTCTTCTCCGCGTTCTTGATGGCCAGAGAGTAGTCCACGTTGCTGTCATAGCCCTTGCTGGAAGAACCGGAGGAATTGTTTTTGGAGGAAGAAGAACCGCCGCCGGAAGAACTGCTTCCGGAAGAACTGCCCCCGGATGGCTTGCCGCCCTTGTTTGGGTCTACCCCGCCGTACATGGCGTTGATCTTGTTCTGCCGCTCCGTTTCCAGCTGCTTGATCACGCCTTCTCCGGCCCCGGACTCCTTGGCCTGCTTGATGGCAAGGTTGTAATCCACGTTCTTGTCATAGCCCGTGTAGTACATCTTGTTGCCGTCTGCGTCCACCTTGTCATACTTTCCGGAGAGGTCTGCCCGCGCCGCGCCCTGATGGACGTTGATGGCTTTTACCGCATAGCCAAGTTCGTCATAGGTGATCACATAGCCGTTTTTCTCAACGGTCTGCCCCGCCAGTTTTTCATCCCGGCTGGTATCCGGGCCGGTATACTGGCCCTTTTCACCCTTGCCGTAAATTCTGGTGTCCTTGAAGTTCAGGTTGGCGTCGCTGCCGTCCGCCAGCTTCCAGCCGGAGGAACCGGCGGGGATGAACCCCTCGTTCATCTCCGTCTGCGTCCAGCCGCCCCCCGGATTCTTCGTGTAATCGAAATGGTAGCCGCCGGTCACGCCGGTCGCCCCGTTTACGCCGGGAACTTCTCCGGGCTGACCGGGGATCTGCCCGCCGTTCACAACGCCTGCAATATACTGGTTCAGCTTGCCCAGCAGGTTGTTGACCTCCTCCACCTGCTGCCGCATCTTGGGTGTTCCGTTTCTGGCAATGTCGCTGAGAATATCGTCAATGGTCCGGGTGGGTTCCTGCAGACTGTCCGTGATCCGCTTCCACTCAGCCTTTAGGGTGTTGTAGGTTTCTTCGATCAGGGTTTTCTTGGCTTCCAGTTCGTCAATTTCCCGCTGAAGCGCCAGCTCCCGTTCGTACTCCGCCAAGTCCTCCTTGGCCTTTTCATAGGCGTCCTGTGCGGACTTCACCGACGATGCGTTGGCTTCCCACTCCCACTGTCCGGTTGCGGCGTTGAATACCCGCACCGTCCGTTCCTTCTGGGCTTCCAGCAAGGCGTTCTGCTTTTCCAGCACCGCCGCCTTCAGCTGTTCCAGTTTCAGGGCTTCGTCCTCGGCCTGCTTGGTGTCCTTCAGCGCGGCGATCTGCTTGTCAATGGCGTCAACCTGTTTGTCACGGGCATCCGCCGCTTCTTCCAGCTTTTTGTTTACGGCATCTTCCAGTTCGTCCCAAAGATCCTCCTGCAGCTCCTGAATCTGCTTGGTGATCTTCCAGTGCTCCGTAGACAGGGCGTTGATGTCCGCCTGACTGGCCCCGATCCGCCGCATATACTCCGCCTGTGCGTGGAGCGCCGCTTGGATCTGCCGCATCTTGTCGATCTGGTCCGCCGTGCTGTCCCCACGCTCCTGCATAAGGGAAAGCTCCGACTTCCGCAGGGATACAATGTCCTTCAGCCGTTCCAGCTCCGCGTCCTTAGTGGATTTCCCCGTGGACGATGGGGTGGAGGACGTATTCACTGTGGAGGTGGTATCCACCGTCCCGCTGTCCCGCCCGGTGTCCGTAAACATGGACTTGTAGATCCGGTTCAGAACGATGGCACGGGCTTCGTCATAGGTCTTGGCCTTTCCGGTCTGCAACAGGCCCTTGATGGTCCGCTCCACATCCTGCGTCTTGGCGGCACCGATCATGCCCACGGAATAGGCGGCCGCCCCGGCCTCCGTGGCCAACTGCCGCAGTGCCCCGATCTGCTGACTCAGGTCCAGCTTTTTCTCGTTCAGAACGATCATCCGCTTCACCAGATCGTAAATCTGGTTTCCGGACTTCCCCGCCTGCCGCTGTACCTTCAAAAGCCCAGCCACATAGTCGCTCATAGGCTGTGTGGCCTTGTTGACCTGTGCCAAAAACGCCTTCAGCACGTCATAGTCCGCCTGTTGGGCGTCCGTCAGCTTGCCGTTGGCCTTGATGGCTTCCTCGTAGGCTGCCACCTGCTGTTCCGCCGCCGTTTTTACGGCGTAGAAATCGTTGATCTGGTCCTGCTGGATGCTTCGCCCGGACTGAAGCTGGTCCGTGTACGCCTTGGCCTTGTCCGCCAGCGTTTCGTAGGTGATTTCCAGCCGTTCCAGGTCTGCCGTGGTGCTGATGGCCTGTCCCGTCACCAGCCGCAGCTGGGCGATCATTTCCTCCGTGGAGTTGAAGGACCGGCCCACAAATTCATCGTAGCCCTTCACGCTGCCCATGGACGTGATGGTGGTTCCACCGGCCCCGCCCACTCTCTGCGCTTTCTTCTCCGCAATCGCCGTCAGGTGCTTGATCTGCTGTTCCAGTTCGGCGTTTTCCGCTTCCAGCGCTTTCTTTTCCTCAATCAGCTCCGGGGTCAGGTCATGCCACGGGATTTCGTTGATCTCGTCCAGCCGCTTCTTGTTTTCCTCTAATTGTGTGTTGTCGGTCTCGATCTCCGTGTTCAGGGTGGACAGGCTTTTCCGGTAGTCCTCCGTCGCCTTCCACACGAGGCTGAACGCCCCTGCCGCCGCTGCGATTGCCAGCAGCCACGGGTTCATGGCGATCCCCGCCGCCGACAGCTTTGTAAACGCCACCGTCGCGCCCTTGGCCGCCGCTTTCAGCGCCAGCATTCCCAAAACCGCAGTCCCGGAAACCGCCGCAAAATGCCCAATGTCCGTGTTCAGGACTTCCACCGCGCCGATCAGCACGTCCAGCCCGCCCTTAACGGCGTCGGTGCTCACCATGCTCTGAATGAACTCCGTCCATTCGTTTTTCAGAATGTTGGTCTTGCGGGTCCAGCTGTCCAGTGCGTTTTCAATTTCCTTGTCCGCGCTGCCTACGGCGTTGGCGTAGTCCTTCAGCATGGACTGGTACATATCCCAGTTCTGGATCAGGGCCAGCAGCTGGCTCGTCCGCAGCTTGCCGCCGATGTCGCTGACCATCTCCATCAGCTTTTGTTCGGTCAGCAGCCCGTCCTTCATGCTCTGGGCAAGGCCCCCGATGGCCTCCATGGGGTCAATGACCTCACCGGTGGCCTTCGCCGCTTCATACGCAGCCGGGGCGTACTCCCGGATCACGTCCTTTAATCCGGCGATCTCCCCGGTGGTCCACGTCACGCCCTCGTCGATCTCGGTTTTCGTGTCGCCTATGATGTTCAGCACCAAGGCCCGGAAGGCACGGGCCGCTTCGCTGCCGCTCCGCTGGGTCACGGCGGTGATCGTACCGATGGCCGCCGTCAGTTCATCGATCCCCACATGGGCCTGTGCCGCCACGGGAGCCACGGTCCCCACGCCCTCCGCCAGCTTTTCAATGCTGGTGGCGTACTTGTTGTCGATCTCGTTGGCGCCGTCCAGCACCTTGGTCAATGCTTCAATGTTGCCCTTGTACTGATACGCCGCATCCACGGACAGCAGGAATTGCTGTGCCGTTTCCGCGCTGGTGTCGCCCACCAGTTTTGTCTTGGTGGCCAGCTCCGCCAGTGCGTCCGCCTGTTCGCCGTAACCGGCACGGGCAAACGCCGCCACAGAGTTCAGATATTCGTCCGCCGCCTCGCCGTAGGCCGATGCCGTCTCATAGGCCCGGTCCCGCAGTTTCTCCATCTGCTCCGCTGTAAAGCCAGTTACCTTGCGGACCGTCACCATCTCATCGTCCACGGCCTTCATGGTAGAAATGGCGTCCCGGAATGCCCCAATGGTCTTGGAGACGATGGTGCCCATCACCTGCCATTGGAGCATTTTCAGGTAGACGTTGGTAAAGCTGTCCCCTAACAGCCCGTTTTTCTCGGTCATCTCCTTCGTGCCCTTCTGGACCTTATTGGAGGTGTTCAAAAACGCTCTTTCAAATACGCCGGCGCTGTCCGCCGCATTCTTGGCGGCATTCCCGATGCCCACCATGCCCTCGATCTGCCGCTGGATCGATGTGGGATTATAAGGTGTGTTCTGCGCCGCTCTGGTCTGCTGCTGTAAATAGGCGTTGGCCTGCCGGGTGGCTTTCAGTTCCGCGGCAGCGGCCTTCTCCGCCGCTTGGGCCTGCTGGCGGTAGTTCCGGGTCACGGTCTGCTGGGTCACAGCCAGATCCCCCGTCTCCCTGTTCAGCGTCGCCACCACGCGGGTGGTCTCTCCCAGCCGTGCGGAAAAATCCCGCACCTGCCGCGTGGCCTGCCCGTTTGCGTCAAAGGAGGTGGAAACCTTCTGTAAGTTCCCCGCCAGTTTACCGGCGGCATTGGCCGCGCCGTTCAGACCCTGCGTCGTGCCGTTCAGATTCACCTTCGTGGAGGAAACCGACGCTACCTCCTGCTTCAGCTTTGCGATCTCCGCCCGGACCTCTGTAAAATCGGGTACGCCCTTAAAGATAATTTTTGCCATGCTTCACCGCCCTGCCTTTACTTCAATATCCCTCGTCACCCTCCCGGCCCGTGTAGCCGTTGGCTTCGATCTGTAATTCTGCGTCCTGTTGGTTCATGGCCCGTACCAGCGTTTCCTCCGCCCGTCCGCCTTCTACCAGCTCCGTGACAAAATTTTCAAAAAACGGTCTGGCTGGGGGTCTCCGGGTCCAGTCATAGGGCGGGTCCAGATGCTCAATGCGCCCAATCAATGCGTCTCCGTTCAGTGGGTTTTCCACCTGTTCGCTTTCGCCGCTGGGCTGGTAGTCCATGGAAACGCTGTCCTCTGTCACCGCAAACTCCGTGTTGCCGTCAATGTCGGCCAAGCCGCCGTATTCTTCCCGCCGGATGTATTCCTTTGGGTCGAATTTTTCGTATACGTCGCCCTGTACGTGCTCAAAAAGGCATTGGGACAGATCCTCCCGCAGCGCAGGCATGGCCCCAGACAGCGCCGCCCTGAACCGCTGTTCCAGCGCCGCCATGTCCTCGTCCAGCCCTGTGATCCTGGCAGATGCGCTCCCGCTCATATCCCCGCTCCTTTCCATCAATTTCGTGACCTCACGAAAATGGTCCCAAGCATACGCCAAGGCATGAGATTCTCATGCCCTCCCGTCCGCCGGGGATTAAAAAGCGGGGCCGACCGCCGGGTTTTCCCGGCAGTCAGCCCCGCTCGGCTCATCCTATCCAACGCTTAGGATAAGGCGTTTTTGGTGTGTCCCTTATTCGGAGGTAACTTCCAGAACCGCCTGCGCGGTGTACTTGGCTGCCCCCTCGGCGGGATACTGGATGGCGATGCTCCCGGTGCCCTGCGTGCTCCCGGCGGTCACAATGCCGTCGGTGGAAACGGTGGTTCCGGTAGCAGTCCCGGCGGTCACGGTGTACTTCAGCAGGCTTGCGGGAGAGGGCGTCACCAGTTCGCCGTTTTTCATGACCAACTTGGCATTTACGGGGGCAGTGCCGCTGGCAGCCACGCTCACCACGCCGCCGATCACGGCGATCCCGGCCACCTCGTCGCTTTCCTCGTCGGGAACCAGCACCACGTAGGCGGAAGTGCCCATGCCGCCGCAGGCGTCGCACTCGGCGGAGATCACGTCGGCGTCCTCATTGATAGCGCGGCCGGTGATGGTGGTGGTATCGTAGTTGGACTGGTCGCCGGTGGTGTTGGCCCCTTCGGGGTTCAGATACAGGCGGGGCACGATCAGGTAGGCCCAGCCCCAGCGGGTGCCCTTGTTCTTGCCGGACACGTTCTGATACACGGCGATCTGCGCGGTGAAGTGTACGATGCGGCCATTAAAGGCGCTGTGCACCACGCCCACCTGAGCCGCGGGCTTCCGGGCGAAGTACCACACCTTGTAGCTCTTGCCGCTCTCAGCGGTGAAGCCGGTAATGGCGCCGGTGGCGGGGTCAATGGGATAAGGAACGCCGCCCACAGAGTAGGAGGAAGCCGCGCCCACCTCCTGCACGTAGCAGAAAATGGAGGAATAGCCGTACTGGGCCACCGGCACCAGCTTACTCACGTCGGCCTTCAGGGAAGTGCCCGTGGCCTCCACCGTCTGACAGACGGGAGAAACGGCGTTGTAGCTCACGGTGCCGCCCACAGCCATCATCTTGCTCATCAGGTCAAAGTCCGCGCGGGTGAAGTTCACCTGCGTATCGGAATCGCTGGCAACAATCGTGGCAACGCCGTTGCCAAGGCCCGCTCGCAGAGGGTCGATGTTGCCGGAGAACTGAATGTTGCCGGTGGAGAACTTGTCGCTCTGGCTCAGAACCTCGCCGGTAACAGGGTCCTGAAGCTGTGCGGAGCAAATGCCCTTAGGGTAGAGTCTCTTGTCAGTAAAAGTGATCATGTCTGTTCACACTCCTTTTAAGTTTGTTCCGTATTGTTGGTAAATTGACTCAGCGGGGTCATGGCTCCCGCGTCCTCCCGCTCCCGGTCATAGAAAAGGTGGGGGACAGGGTTCCCTCCCTTCCACTTCACGCCGTTGCCCTCCGAAATGCCGCAGATCAGATAATCTGCCGCCCGCTGGATGGCTTCCTGACGCCGTTTCAGCTTCAGCAGGGGCCATTCGTCCATCTCTGTTTCCTCGCAGCCCGTAAACAGGGCGATGGAGGAAAGCAGTCCGGCCGGGTCCCGGCGCAGCTTCGGCCCGTTTCTCCGGGCCAGCTCCGCCTCCGCCTCCAACAGGTCCGGGTTGGCGTCCTCATCCGTCAGCTCAATGCCGTTCTGATAGGCCAGAATAGCCCTGAGCCGCTGAAATTGTACCGGGGTAATGGTGATTTCTTCCTCGCCGTTCCATGTAAAGCATATCCCCTTTAAATCCATTGTATTTTCTGAGGAAAGTTTCACATGAAACAGCCGGATGCGGTCTGAAATGCTCCGGCCCTCCCCCAGCCGCAGCGCCAGCGCCAAAAACGCCAGCGCCCGGTTGAAAAGGCCCACCGGTTCTTCCCCCCGCTCCATACTTTCCAGATCCATGACCCAATAGGCTGTCAGCAGGGGCATGACCGCATAGCGCACAGGGAGCGCCTGCTGAATCACGTCAATGGCCGGTCTTGCCAACTCAAATTCCTCCTGCTCACAGACCCGAATGGGCCATAGGGTCAGTCCGGCGGTTTCTACGGGTTCGTAGCGGTCCGCCACCCGCTTGATATTTTTTGAGAGTTCCATCCTTTTAATTCATCCTCTCCAATATCTGAAATCAAATGGTAATGCCCGCGCTGGCAAACAGCGCCGCAATACAGGCCCCGGCGATCAGCCAGATCACTTTGTCCACAAGACTGTCCCACCGTTTGGCGGACTTCCCTTCCATCTCCGTCATCTTTTCATCGATCCGGCTCACCTTCGTCCCCATCTCTTCCTGCTTGGTCGCCATTACCTCTACGCTGGCAGTCAGCTTGATCAGCGCCTGCTGATCCCGTTCCACATCGACCATGCGGTGATTCAGGGATTTGATCTCGTGCTCGTGGCCCTCTATTTTTATGGCTGCTTCTTCCATGGTCATGGTGGCTGTCCTCCCGTTGTGAATTTAGTAGTCCTCAATGGTGTCCCCCATGGCGGCTTCGCTCTCCGCCCAATGGATGCTCATTTTCAGTTCCCGGCCAACCACCGTGCCAGTCTGGTCATAGACCGGGCGGCTTCCGTTGTCTGCGTGGGCGGTACGTGAGAAATCGCACACGCCGATCCCCGCCAGATTCACCCCGTTCAGCGCTTCGATGATGCACTGCTCCATATCGTAGGAGCGGGCGTATGCCTCCGTTTTGGTGGTGGTCTCCTGATTTACGTTGCAGGAAATTACAAACGTGATCCCGATCCGCGCGTCAAAGGGCGTCTGTGAAAAAATGCGGCCCAGATAGCACTTGATCATGCTTTTCGCCTCCGTCTGGGCTTCTCCCCAAAACTTCTGGGCGTAAAGGCGATACCCTTTCGGGTGCTTGCGGCGCTGGGTGCTGCTGTCTACAACAGGCTCGTTCCCGTCAAAAAGAAGGCTCTGCTTCTCCTTGGCCGTAGGCAGCCGCTCTCCCAGCGGCTTGGCCCCGTCATGCCATAGATATTTCATCAGCCGGACACGGGGGCGGGTGTTGTCATCCACCGGCTCGTAGCCGTCCGGCAGGGGCAGGTCCATCAGATAGGTCAATAGCTTGTGGGGAATCTCCTCCGCCCCACGGAAGGTCAGAAACCCGCTTTGGACTCTCTCAAATGGATAGGTGGGGCTGTGGAAGGCCGGGTTCATTGTGCGCCGTCCTTCCGCTTCTGAAAGGCCGCGTCAAAGGCGCTCCGGGCCTCCTTCAGGTCATTCAGCGTCTTTTGCACCGCCTCCGGCGTCATGCTCTGCGCCGCAAGATCCTGAAACCGGCTCACGGGATCGTTCATGGCTTGCAGCATCCCGTAAATCTCCGTTTTCAGCATCTTTTCCAGATCACGGTAGTCCGCCAGCAGGTCAAAGGCTTTGTCCCGTAGCTCCGGCCCCTTCCCCTTCATGCGGTCGATCTGGTTGAAGATGTGACCTCCGGCCCACCGGTCATAGTCATCGGCGGACATAAGGTAGGTTTCTCCCTCCACCGGCTCAAAGTCCTCTCCCAGATACAGCTTCACAAAGCCGCCCATGAGATACCGGCTCCGCCGCTCCACGTTCTCCTTGAAGTAGGGGAGCACCTGTCCTCCCTCCACCCGGACCTCCATCCGGTCAAAGCACCGTCCGGCGCACTCCGCCGCAAACGCCGCCTTTTCCATCAGGGGCACATAGTCTCTGGCTGCCAGCAGCCCTTCCTCCGTCAGCTTTTTCCATTCCATATACGTCATTCCTTTCAGATTTTTTGGAATTTCTCACGGTTGCTTCCTCGCAGGGGGCACAAGGCCGCCTGCGGCGTGTTCTCCCATTGCCCGGTCACGCCGCACAAATGCTGGTGCCCGCAGATGGGGAATTTCTGCCCCGGCTGCTTCTCGCACAGCAAGCTCACCGTTCCGGGCCGCTTGTAAGCGTATGGACACTTCTCTGCCATCTCACAAGCCCTCCATTTCGATCTCTGCGCTGACGCTCTCGCCCTCGCACTTGGCCGTTACCGTCAGAGGTTTCGGGCTGTTCCCCCAGCACCTTACTGTCAACCGGTTTCCATTGACACTCACGCTGTAAGAACCCTCTGCGGCTCCCTCATAGGTCCACTCCACCGCCGTGTCCTGTCGAACGCCGCCGATAAACAGCGCCGCCTCCAAGGTCTCCACATCGTAGGGGGCCATGTACTTGGGAACCTCATTCAAAAACCGTACCGCCGGTGTTTTTGCCGCCGATGCCTCTACCGTCACGGCGAAGGTCCCGCCGTAGGTCCGGTTTTGGTCCAGCACCGCCGTGATTTGGCAGGTGCCCTCGCCTACCGCTGTTACCACGCCTTTGCTGTCCACCGTGGCCACGTTGGTGTCGCTGGAACACCATACATAGCCGATGGGGTGTTCCTCCGTGTTCTCCACCTCGGCCCCGTTCCGCCGGGAAGCAGCGGTGAATTGGAAGGCATCCCCCGCCGTCATGCGGGGCGCCCCGGTGACGAATACCGCCCAGGAGAAGTTCTTCCCCCCTGCCACCTTCGCTTCCAGATCGTCGATCTCGTGGTTCGGCTCCTGCATTCTGGCGTTGAAATACAGCAGGTGTGTGCTCTCATCGTCCCCGGTAAACTCCTGCGTCACGTCGGAGTAGCCCGTGATCTGGTAAACCCGCCGCCCTAAGATCAGGCGGCTGTTCTGGTCCAACTGCTCCGTGTTGGCGTTCCGCTGGCAGATGATGTTGAAATATCCCTGCATGATGAGGGTCATTTCCTGAAAGTCATTGGATGTGGCCTGCGCCAAGGACTTTTCCACAAGGATCGGTTCTTCTCGGATGTTGCCGTACCAGTCCAGAAACCGCCATACGGCGTTGCACCGCCGCATGATTCCGGCCCCTATTGCGCTGGACAGGTTGGATGGGTTCGTTACCAGCCAGTAGGAACCCATGGTCTCTACCTTGGCTCCCTCCGGGATGTAGTCCACCCCGGCGTCCGCCACCAGAAACGCCTTCTGGTCATCGGTCTTTCGGGTAAGGCTGACGCCCTGCTTGGTGGTGTCGGAGAGCCGGATGCGCTTTGTGCTCCACCGGTAGAAGTCTCCGGGAACCAAGCCCTGCATCCGGGCCGTCACAAAGTCCGTGGCGTAAGGAGCCATTTCATCCACAAACCGGGCCGTGGCCTCCGCGAAATACTGCCGCTTCCGGTCCCGGTATTGAGCCGGAGCGTTGGTCGCCCTGCCGTTCCCGCCGCTCAAAAGGCCGATGTTTTTCATGCCGTGCTTGGCGTCCGCCATGTGGCCCCCTCCTTTCAGATCAGCTCTATCCGCCGCGTAGACCGGCGGAACGCCGTGGCGTACAGGCAGTCCTGCTCATACTTCCGCAATTCCTCGTTCAAAAGACCCCGGTTTTGCAGTTTCTTCTTGCTGCCCTTTTCCATGTACTGCGGTTCGTTAGGCGGGTTAAAGCTCCGGTCATGATCCTTGGGTGCGTCGCTGAGCCAGTTGCGGAAAAACCGCTCGTCCCATACGGAGGCTACGCACAAGCCCAACAGCCGCTTCTGCTCCGCCGTCAGGTCATGGGCGAAGGCCCCGTCGGTGTAAAAGTCCATTTCGTACTGCAATCCCGCGTCCATCTGGGGCGGGAAGGTCACGGCCCCGGTCTCCGGGTCATATACCGCCTCTCCATACGGTACTAAAAGCACAGACCCGTCCGGCTGCTCCGCCCGCTGTGCGCAGGAGAATAATTCGTAGCCGGTCATCCCCGTCTCCACCTTCGTCTCTTTTGCAATGCTCTCCAAGGTGGAGACCCATGTGCTGTCCCCGTAGGCGGGTTTTGTCAATCCCTCTTTCAGGTAATCCACTATCTCAGGGGGGCGGTTGAATACCGGGATCGCGTTTTTCATGTACAGGCTCATCCGCCGGAGGAACCGCGCGGGGCTTTCCGCCGCCTGATCCGTCAGTCTCACGTCATCAATAAAAACCATGGCATGGTCCGAAATGATCTCGCTCCAACTCGTTCCCATAGCCGCCCCTCCTTACGTTTTTGGAATGTATACCAGCACGGTCCCTCCCGGTTCCGCGTCATTCATGGCAATGCCGTCGGCGTTGGCGGAGTCCGTCCCCGCCCCGGTCGCCAGAATTACGTTCCTTGGGTAAAGGTCCGCAGCCGGATAAAGTGATGCGTCCGGCAGCAGTGCCGTTGCCAGTGCTCCCGGCGCGTCGCTCCTGACCCCGGTTCCGGGATACAGCGCCGTGCTTGGGTACAGGCTTGCGCTGGGATACAGCCCTGCTTTCAGTTTCACATAGTCTCCGATGTTGATTTTCTTGCCGCCGGGGTTTACGGGAAATTCCCGAAAGGTCCCGGCTGCGCATAGGTAGTGGGCTTCCCCGCCGCCTTGCTTCGGCAGCGTCACCCGCTGTACGGCGTTGTATTTCACGCCCGCGATCTTCACGTTTGCCTGCCATTGGGGCAAACTTCCCGGATCTCCGCCGATGTAAATGAAATCTCCGTTCCCCGTCCCGGTGGACAAAGGGATGGATAAACGCCCCACGCCGCTGTATGTCTTGTGGTTCACAATGACGGTTGGACTTGGCATGAAGCGTTCTCCTTTCTGTTATTCACCCGTCTCCCCAAGGTGGGGTTTCCAAAGGGGAGAAATCGCAATTCCGCCCCTTTGTGCCGTTTCAAGGGGGTGCGGGGGGAAATCGGAATCCCCCCGCGTTTCTCTTTAGGGGGCCGGGGGGACATTTTCTTTTCAAAAGAGAATATCCCCTTGGCTTCCGGTCCTGAAATTCAGGACTGAAATCAGGAAATACTCAGCACCCCATCCAGCAGCGAGATCGTCGGCAGGGTGGTGGTGCCGGTGATCTTTTGGCCGTTCACATAGGCGGTTTTGCCGGAAAGAATGTCCCCGGCGGTGGCGTCCGCGTCATCGGTGTCCACCACGGAGGCTTTACCGTCCACGCCAAGAATGGTCGCCCCGGCCTTGATGTTGCCGGGAATCACCTTTCCTTGCTCCGCCTCGGAAATCTGAACGGTGCCGCCGGTAGTGTAGCCTGCGGGAATCGTGACCGTTCCGTCCACCGTGGAAATGGTTCCGTCGGTCTTGCCGTTGTTCGGCATGGAGCCGCCGATCAGGCTTCCGTTGACGTATGCGTTTTTCCCGGTCAGAATATCGCCGGCCGCCGCAGTGGCGTCACTGGTTTCCACATAGCGGGCGCTGCCGCCTCCCTCCTGCAGGGGGAGCTTGACTTCTTCCACGCCCTCATACGGAACTTTGTTGATGATTACATTTTTCTTTGCCATGTTTTTGGTCTCCTTTTAAAATTTTTCGACCCCATCAACCGTTTTATATGGGGGTTGGACTGTTAAGTTACGGTGATTGCGTCTCCGCTGTAGGTGATTTTCCCGTAGTCGCTGGGAATGGCTTCCACGATCACGCGGGACAGCGCCGCGTAGTTGGCGTCCGGCGTCACGATCTGCTGGACTCCGGACGGCACAACGGTTTTTTCCTGATAAACCCGCCCTTCTCCGTCAGTGACATTCAGAACCACGTCCTGAATGTCCATTACCATGGGCTTGAAGCAGGTTTCCGGCGTCAGTGTGGAGTGCTTGTTGGGCGTCAGCTCAGCTCCTTGGACTGCGGTCGGTTCTTCCGTGTCCGGCGGTATCCCGGCAGTGGGAACGGCGCAGCCTTCCGGGGTCAGGGTGGAGTGTTTGTTCGCCATCAGATCACCCCTTCCACGATGGCCTTCCGCACGTTCACATCCGGTCCCCGGAAGCCCACCACCTCCTGATGGGGCAGTTTCATCCGCCCGCCGGTCTCAACGGGCCGGTCAGGCAATTTCAGGCTCTGTTCCTGTGAAAGGGAGAAATACCACTGCCCCTCCGCGTAGGTCAGGCCACCGCCGGGGTAGAACTTTGCAATGCCGCCGATCTTCAGCACCAGGAGTTCCACCATCTGCGGCTCGATCACAACATCGTTCTGCCGCACCACGATGGGGATCAGATAGGAGTCTCCCTGCATCGCCATTGCTCTGTTCCCCCCTTCGGTTCAAAACTCTCAGCCGGTCCAGTCAGCCTTGGCCTCCCGCACGTCGATGTGCGTAAAGCCCTTTTTCGCGTACACGCCCACGCCGCCCCAATCGGGCATCAGCTGTCGGGCGTAGGCCGCCACCTGCGCCGGGGTCTTGCCCCGCACCACAATGTCAGCCGCCGTGCCGTAGCAGTGCTGGCTTTCCTCTACCCCGCCAACCTTGGCGTTGTATTGGGGCGTCCGGTAGCCGCTGTTGATCACCACAACGGAACCGAAATAAGTTCGGATGGATTCCAGCACCATCACCAGCCGGGGCGCCACCAGTACGGCATCGGAGCCGTCCTTGCAGGCAAATTCTTTCACTTTAAAGTTTGTGGACAGCTTCTTATCGCCGTCCTTCGCCTTGGAATAGGCGTGGATCTCTACCATGGGTTTTCCTCCTTCCGGTTCGCGTGCTTCTCCGCTTTTCAGTTTCCACACTAAAAAGAACGGGATGATCCGTCCGTCTCCGGTGAAACCGTTGCCGTCCTTGTCCATGAAGCAGGTAGACCCGCCGCCGTCCATCATAATGGCGTCGTCCCAACCGGAAGATGCCAGCAGGTCCCGGAGCTGTTCCGGCGACCGCCGGTCCTTGCTCACATAGTAGGCGAACCGCCCGTTCTTGGTGCCGATGGCCGTTCGGGGCGCACGATAGCGCATATCCGCTCCGCAGGTGACGGGGCTGATTTTCTTCCCGTCGATGATAAGGTGAACGCACTCCATGTAGTTCGCGTCCCCGTTGGGTACGGTTTTTACGCCGAAGTCCGCCGGGGTGTTCCAGCTGATGGCCCATGCCCGATAGTCTGGGGCCTTGTAAACCTTTCCGTCTGCCTTCAGGTGGCAGGCGGGCTGCTGGTTCCGTAGGAAAATGGAGCCGTTACAGATCGCGTCTCCGCCTGTCTCCGCCAGCATCTTCTTGAGGTTGGCCTTGGTGGAGCGGAGACGTTTTCTGTTGAAATAAATCCGCACCCATTGGAGGTCCTGAAGCGGAACTGTCCCCGCTCTGGTCATTTTCTCAGGTTCTTGCGGCTGTAGCAGTAGCCCCGGCTGTCATAGCTCAGCTCCCAGTGGCCCACGGTGATGGTGGTGTCGGCACGGCTTTCGTCCCGATCCATCACGGGGATGGCAACGCCGTAGACTCCGCCGCCCAGCGCCTTGTTGGAGTAGCGGATGGGCTTGCCGTCGCTGGCGATCTTGTAGATGCCGTCCTTCCCGTCATCCTCGCCGGGGATAAAGCCCTCCTTCATCTCCTGTTCCGTCCAACCGGCCACGCCGCCGTCGGGATTCAAGTGGAAGTTGGCACCGGCCTCCTTCAGCTCCTTGTTGATCTCCTCGATGCTCTTGCCGGCAGCCTTGCCCTCAGTGATGATCTCTACATATTTCTTTTCCATGATTTGTTCTCCTTTCAAATCAAAAAATGGTTGTTGATTCTATCTATGCCCCCTCGTCCTCATCCCTCCCAAGGAGAGGTTTCCAAAGGGGATTCCCCCGTCTCTCGTCCTATGGGAGAGGGTTTCCAAAGGGAGAGGGCCGTAGCCCTCGCCCTTTGTGCCGTTGGGGGTCCAGGGCGAAGTCGGAACGCCCTGGTGCTTTTCTTCCGGGGTGTGGGGCGGGTTCTTTTCCAGAAAAGAATGCGCCCCACGTCCATGCGATGGAACCCCAGCCCTTTGCGGAAGCAATTTTAATTACTCATCTGCTTTGCAATCTGATTGACTCCGGTGCTGGCCAGACCGCTTACAATGCCCACTGCCACGGCGGTGAGATAGTCCGTTGCGGGGAAGTCTGCCATAATCAGCATCCCCACCACGCCCAGCACGCCGCCGGACACGCCCACAACAATGGGGATCCATTTGTTCTCAATGGCGGTGGCCTTCACAGCCATGCCGATCAGGTAGCAGATCACCGTGATTACCGCCACGCTGGCAATGCCAAATCCGGAAATATCCATGTCTAATTCCTCCTTTTATTCTTAGTCCTCTTCCGCTGCCTCCGCGCTGTTCAGCGCGTCCAGCACCGGGCGGAACATTCCCTTCCGCCGGGGGTCATCCTTGGGTTCCTCCGCATACCGGGCTTTGTTCTTCGTGTTCAGCTGCTTCAGCAGTTCCCGGCGGTCAGAGCTTACCTCGCCCCGCTCCCATGCGTCGTAATAAGCCTTGGCCACCATCTCCTGATGCTCCGTGCAGAGATCGTCGAAGATGTCCAGCAGCTTGTCCCCCATGGTCACGGCGCAGCGGAAGGCCGTCTCGTCCAGAACCTCGCCCTTGCGGTATGCGCAGTGGTACACCGCCCGTTCCTCGTCCGTCATGCCGGAGAGCACCACCAGCCAGCGCCGCTCAATGAGCCGTCTTGCCGTCTCATCATAGAACCGGCTCCACTCGCTCTTGGGCACCATCACGGTGCCGTTCTTCCCGGTCACGGTGCCGTACATCCCGTTGGGTCCGAATACAGCCAGATTATCGTCCGCCACCGGGGCGCACCAGCGGAGCGTCACTTTTTCCGTGTCCGCCATCACCTGCACCACTTGGGGTTTGACCTCCGCCATAGCCTTTGCAACGGCCTCCGCCGCTGCCTGTTTGGCGATCTCCGCTACCTCATCGGCTGTATAGAGCTTTTCGGGTTCCTTCTCCGCCGCAGGTGCTTTCTGCTCTGCCACGGGCGCAGCCTTTGTCTGTTCCCGCAAGGGCTGGTCGGCTGCTTCCAGCTCCTGGGCTTCAATCCCCGCCGCCACATCTGCGGCCGTCCGTTTCTCTTTTGCCATCTTTGTCCGCTCCTTTCAGATAAAAGATGCTGTGTTTTCCGTGGCGCTCCGCCCTCATGCGGACTTCGCACCATATCCGCGGGAGAGAGGGTTTCCTCCCTCCCGCTTTTGGTCTTATGCGTTGATAACGGCCATTCTGCTGGCGAGGACCGGCACACAGTCGATGGACATGGACACAACCACGTCGATGCTCATGTCTGCGGTCTGATCGGGGGTCAGCTCCAACTGAATGGGCGTGCCTTCCTCCATGCCGATGTAGACGGGCTTGTAGCCGCCCGCAGGCACCAGCCAAATCTTGTCGGCGGGCACAATATCCACAACGGTGGTATTCTGGGTGCCGGGGACAATAGCAGTATCAATGGGCATCAGGTTCATGCCCATGTACTCGCCCAGGAAGCCGTACCGTGCCCAATCCACGCCCAGCATGGTGGACAGGGCCGCGTCCAGATTCACGGTGGAGGCGTTCACCACACCGCTGGGCAGTGCCTTGGTCAGTGCGGAGGGACGGCCAATGGCCATCACGTTCCGGTAGCGGGTCCCGTTCACAACGCTTACCCGCTCACCAGCAGTGACCCAGTTTGCGGAGGTGTTTGTGAAGTTCATGTTATTGGGCACATAGGCGGTGTTGCCCGTCATCTTGGTCAGGGTGCTGATCCACAGCGCCGTGATCTTGGAGTACATACCGGCGGCCAGTGCGTTGAAGAACCGCCCCATGTCGGCGTCGTTGCCCACCAGCTGATACCACTTCATGCTCACCCGTGCGGTGCGCAGACGGGGGTTCAGGGTCACGCTCTTGTTGTAGAGGGTGTTGGCGGGCTTGGAGCGGGAAGCGCCCCAGCTATCGTCCTCAAAGAGGAAGATGTCATTGGACATGATGTCCAGCTCCTTGGTCTGGCCGATGGGCACGGTGGTCATCTCGGCCAGCCAGCCGAGGCCGGAACTCATAACGGTGGGCAGCATGGGGGTCACGATCTCGGTGACGATACCGGCCAGCGTCTTGAGGTACAGGCTGTCGCTCATGAACTTGCGCTGGTTGCGGCGGAACTCGTCCAAATCGGCGGGGGGAATCTCGCCGCTCAGGGTGCACACCCGCTTGGCGCAGAAAAGCAGCAGGTTCTTCTGAAGGTTGCGGTTGGTCACGTTGTAGCTGTTCTGCCCCTCGCCATCCGCCAGCATGGCGGTGAAATCGTCGGGCTGTTTGGTCATGACCCGCAGGGCGCGCTCATCCCGGCCCAGACGCTCACGCATCAGCAGACGGCCGCAGGTCACGATGTCGGCCCGCTCACGTTCAGCGTTGCTGAACTCCTTGGCTGCGCTGTCATACACAGCAGGATTGATGCTGTTCAGTTTAATTGCCATTGTGATTCACTCTCCTCTCGTTTCTCAGGCCGCTGCCGCGTCAACCTTGCAGGCCAGCACGTCCACGAACTCAAAGGCGCTCTGTGCGCCCTCGGTGAAGGTGCCGCCGGTGGGCAGAACCTTGAAATACGGAGTCCCCACGTCGGTAGGCGCGGCGGTGGCGGGCACCAGCAGACCGTTGGCAATGGTCAGGAACTTGTTGGCCCCCAGCGCGGTGGACAGGTTGCCGACGCCGAACCGGTAAATCTTGTTCCCGTCGAACACGATCTTGGTGAAGGTGACGGGATAGCCCTTGGGAGCGGGCAGGCCCAGCGTGTTGGCGCCAACCTTGTAGAGGTTGCCGGTGGCGGGGTCCTGAACCATGTTCACGTCATAGGGGTTGCAGGCGAAAATGCCGTCGCCCTCGCTCTTCACGGCGGCTCCGGTGGCCTTCATGTTCCAGCTGTTGCTGTTCTTGATGGTCACGGTGGATTCAGTGGGGCCAACGCCCACATAGCCCTCGCAGTCCATCAGCTCGTCCTTTACGCACAGGAAACCGGCGGAGCACAGCTCATCCTGCTTCTCGCCGTTCTGGAACTTGCCGGTGATGTTCAGCGTCTCGTCGAACACCCGGTTTGTCACTCTGGGCCAAAATGCGGTCTTTTCAATGTATGCCATTGTGATTCACTCTCCTCTCGTATCTCAGCCGTTCATGCGGCCCAGCATCTCCATGATGCCGCCGCCCTCACCGCTGTTGGTCTTGGGGTTGTTCCATGCGAAGGAATGCTGCTTGGCGGCCATTTCCTTCTTGCGCTTTTCGTTCTGTGCCTTGCCGTGTGCGGCCATCAGGTCCAGCACGGCGCGGTCAGCGCCGCAGAACTTCCCGTCAGTCTCCATGGCGGCGAACTCCTCTGCCCGGTCACACAGGCCCTTGGCAGTCTCGGTCATGTCGGCGTCGCCTTCCACGGCGCAAGCCTGGATGTCCTCCAAAGCGCCGTTCACAGCTTCCTTCACGGCCTCCACCCGGCGCTCATGCTCGGCGGCCTCCATGGTGCGGATCTTTTCCTCCGCTGCTTCCAGACGTGCCTTCAGTGCCTTCACGTCCTCCGCCTGCTGCCCCTTTGCGGCGCAGGCATAGTCCACGATGTCGCTCACCTCTACCGTAGCCTCCACGCCCTCGCCAAAGGGGAAAGCTGCCGTGAGATAAGCGGGCTTGATGCGGCTCTCCACCACGGTGCCGTTATCCTCCGCGTTAAAGGCGTAGGTATAAGCGCTGCCGGCAGAGTCCACGAGGCCAACGTGCATCCCGTCCTCGCTCAGAGCGACCACGCGGTAGCCCTTGAACTTTTCGGACATGGCCTCCATTGCCTTCTTGCTCATGATGTTCACTCCTTTTCTCTTGTTCGTTTCGTTGCTTCCCGTTCCGGGGTCCAGAGACGCCGCCCGCAGTTTTAATGTCTTAAACTCTTCCTGCATGGCACTCAGCGCCTTGATCCGCGCCCCCGGAATTGCCGGCGGCACATCGTCTCCCAACACGGTTACGCCGAGACCTGCCCAATCTGTAATAATCTCGATATCGCCGTCCATGTGGGATTTTTTCGTATCGGTCTCAGCGGAAACATCCATGCGCCCTGTCCGCACGATTTTTTCCACCAATTCCGGTGCGTAAAACTGGAATAACCGGCCCTTTGCCCTGATCCACTCGTTCCCGTCCTCTTCCACAATGGAAAAGTCCTTGGGATCGTCGGACAGGGTCCCCACGATGCGCTCCGCCGTTCCGTCCATGAACGTGTAGCCCTTCTCGCCGGTGTAGGGGTCCTGCACTTCTCGCATATTGTGTCCGTCCCCCACCTTGCGGCCTACATAGGCGCACAGAATGGGCTGACCCACAAACGTCAGGTAGTGCTCCCGCATATTGCGGAAATCCCAAAGATTCTCATTCAGCCCGGAGCGCATGACCCACAGCTCCACGCCGAACTCGTATTCACTGAGCCGCTGCATGACCCGCAGTTCGCCGGACATTTTTACGTGTTCCGGCGGGGTTCCTCTCGTCCGAAACGGCATGGTCACGCCTCCTCTCCGTCAAACAGCTTTTCCACCCAGTTGTCATAGCTGGTGGCGCTGCCGTCGGTGCTGTCATACATCTGCCATGCGTAGAGCATGGTCTCGTAGCTTTTGCTGTTCTCCATCTGAAGGTTTTCAAATTCCCTTGCCAGCGGATACAGCTCCGTTTTCTCGCTGGCGGCCACGCAGTCCTTTAAGGCGTTTTCAATGTCCTCCAGCAGCCGGATCACCTCTCCGAATACGCCGTCCATGTCCTCCGGCCGCTCCCGGTATTCCGGGGTCTCCGGGTATTCCTGCATCAGGTGCCGCTGGTGGAGAATATCCCCGATCACGTCAAACCGCTTGGGCTGTTCGTGGGCCAGACGGTGAATGGCATCCGCCGTGTGTACCAGTCCAAACTCCACCAGAACCCACTCCTTCAGCGTGTCCAGACCCCGTGCGGCGTTCTGGTATGCCGCCGTGGCCCGCCTCGCCGCGTCCCGCAGCGGGGAAAAGCGGGGATTTTCGTAGTGGTAAATGTCCCGCAGCTTTGCCATGTGGTTTCCTCCTCTCAAGATGTAAAAAAGCGCTGCCCACGCCGGAATATCCGGCGTCAGCAACGCTTTGCTCCTCCCGCTCACCGCTTAGAGCGGGGTGCTCTGTTCACTTTTTCTTCGGCTATCCGCCATAGGTGTCGATGTCCGCCTCTTGCCCCTCGCTGGTCACGGTGCCGTCCCCCTTGGGTCTCCCGCCGGGGTTCAGATCGTGGGCCGCCTGGGGCGGCAGTCCGCTTTCGGACTGCTTGGCGTTGTAGCTTGTCACAAGGGGCAGTCGCTTATCCATGATGCCGCTTGCCTTGATGGCGTTGGAAATGCTCAGATCGTCCAGCAGGGAAAGATCGTTCATGGCCATGTAGATGATGGTCTGGGGCAGGATGCCGAGGGTCATGCCCTGCTTGGCCTCCTCCATCCGCTTTTCCTCGGTAGAGAGGGTCCCAAACAAACTGAACCGCCACGAATATTTCAGATTCAGCTTGTCCATAATGGCCGCCATCATCCGTTCGTAGCCCCGGTATACGCACTCCGCAAACTTCCCTTCGATTTGCAGGGAGATTTGTGCAATGCCTGCCTTGGGGTCCTCCGTGGTGGGCACGATGGCGGAAAGCCCTGCCTTGTTCATGGCGTAGCTGTACCCGGCTGCGGAAATCTTGGTGGCGCTGGGTGCTTCTGCCAGCTGGTGCATCTTGATGTTTTCCACAGGGGCCGTAAACCAGCCGATGCCGCTGGTGTTGCTCTCCGAAAGCATCTGATACCACAGGTACTCAAACAGCCGCCGTCCCGCGTCGGAAAGCCGGTAATCGTCCTCTGTGCTTGTAATTTCGGACTTATCCTTGTAGGGGATCTCGCCGGTAAACAGGGCGATCAGGGGGTTCTGCACCAGTTCCAGCTGAATCTGCTCGTACTGCGCCATCTGCACCAGAGAGAGATACAGCCCCGCCAGCGGGGAAATGGCGTTCCGGGATACATCGTCTGCCTCAAAGGTAAAAATCTTGTCCACCGGCAGCGTCACCCAGTAGAACCACCGCCCGTTCTGGGAGTATACCTCCGGGTCTCCCGCCAAGCGGCCTCCGGTTTGCTTCCTCCGCTGTTCCAGCACGTTCAGGTCCACCCGGTCCCGCGCCGCGAAGATCACCCGCTTCCCCGTTCCCTCCGGTGCCCGCTCCGCCGATGCGTAGAAGTCATCCAGATAGGGCAGCAGCAGGTCTCCGAACTGCAAGGGGTCCGTCCCCGGCTGCATAAAGTACATCAGGTTCATCGCCACCGTGTATTTGGAAATGTTGTTGAACCCCACGATCTTTACCCAGTCGCTGGGGAGCTGCTGTAAAAAGGCGTGGTTTACCTTGTTGTGGGGCTTGTCCACGCTGATCCGGGGATAGTAAAAAACCTTCCCCTCCTGCAAGACCTGCCCCGCGATCTCATGGGCCGTGGCCTTGGGGTCCAGCGTTTTCCGCAGCTTGTCCAAAAGCTGCCATTCCCGCAGGAAGTCCTCCCGCTTCGCTTCTTCCTCTGTGGCGTACTCCGGGGCAATGTAGCTGTGGTAGGTCAGCATTTCCGTGTACACCTTCCGGGTGTGAAACAAGGGATACGCCGTCCATTCCAGTGCGTGAGCCACCTGCCGCAGGCCCTGTTCGTTGCCGTCCGGGGCGGTGAGCATCTCCGCCACTTTGTCCTTGCTGTAATTCACCGGCAGCGAGGAAATGGCCTTTACCCGGCGGTTCTGAATGTAGGGATTATTCCGGGTGTAGGTGTTGCTGGCCGCCCGCATAAACGCGCTGCTTACGGCGTCCATGGGCAGGTCGCCGTACTGTGCCGCCAGTTCCCGCAGCCTTCCGAATATCTTCGGGTACGAGGCGAATTGCACCGACCTCAATTCAGTTTGCAGGTCCATGCTCCCCGCCTCCCTTCATGCGTTCCCGCTCCTTCTGCAATTCCCATTCCAGCCGGTCCAGAGTGCTGGCCCATTGCTTTTCCGCTTCTTCCGGCGTTACGCCCGCTTGGGCCGCCGCTTCTGCCAGGATCATGGTGTTGCAGTCCGCCAACCACAGGCGGTCCCCGTCTGTCAGACGGTCCAGGTCTGCCCCGTCCACCTCCACTGCGCCCTCCGGCTTTTTCCGTCCGGTGAGATACAGCAGAATGTACCCTGCGCAGATCCGGTAAAACCGGGTGTTATACGCAATCTCTTCCGTTTTCCGGGTCCGCCCCATGGCGTACAACCGGTATCGTTTCTTCCGTTGAGCCATTGTCAAAACCTCCGGCCTCCCCGCCGCGCCGTCACCAGCCGTCCGCTGCTTCCGGTGCTGATAGGCGGAGCCACTTTGTTTTCCTTGAACCGATCCAGCGCCGACGCCCAGTCACTCTTGTTCTTTCCGTGGATCTCCGTCAGCAGTTCCTCTCGCTCGATCAGCTGGGCCAGCCGCAGGGCATATTTCGTGGCGGACCAGCTATCTCGCTGAATGGCCTTGGAAATGCGCTTCTCGCTCATCCCCGCCCCGCTGGGCACCAGCTTCAGGTTCTGTATCTGGCCGGACAGCTCCCGGCACTTCTGGTAGGGCTGTGCGAACTGGTAGTCCCGGTCATCGTCCCGGATGCGGTGGGCGCGCTTATACGCCTCCACGCCCTCGTTGGCGTTCAGCGTCAGCAATTCAACATTGTGGTGCTCAAACTCCGTCTGCGCGTATTTCAGCATTTCAAAGTCCGGGTCCGTCACGCCGGTGCCGCCTGCCTTGATGGGGTAGATCACCGGAATGGCCCCCGGCAGCTCCGCCGCCGCATAGGCCGCGTGGTTTTTCACACACAGGGGCGGAAGGCCGTCTCCCAAGTCGGTCATCAAGTCCTCTAAAACGCCCCGGCCATACTGCCAGGAGTCGATGGCGATGTAGGTCTGGCTCCCGTCATAGCAGAACCGGTTCCAGATCGCTTTCAGCCGCCGCGCCTGGGCCTTGCTCTGGTCCGGCGGGGGCCAATCGTCAATGTAAACCAGCTGCTTCAAAAAGCGGTCCCGTTTCAGGTATTCCCGCTGACGGGTCAGCTTTATCACCACGCAGGCGCACTTGGCGTTCTTTGCCGAATCCTCGTAGGAAACGTCATAGCCCACGATGTAAATAACTTCCTCCGGGTCCAGCTTGGGGTGCGGGTCCTTGCAGCAGTGCTCCGTCTCCATCACCAGCACCCGCTGGGAATCCGTCAGCACCTCGTCGGAAAGCACGGGGAACTCGTCCGCGCCGGTGTACCGGCTCTCCATCTCCCGCATCCACCGTTCAATGGTCAGTTTCTCTTTCAGCTTTTGTGCCCAGGAATAGGGCCGCATCTGCTGTAAGATCACGCATTGCCACGGAATATCCACCGCAAAGGATTTTTCGCCTCGCCACATGGCTTTCAATACGGAGCACCGTACCTGAAAGGCATGGTTTTGCTTGCGCCCTGCGCTGGTGATAGAGTGGCTTTTGTACGCCACAAAGTTGGGGTCCGGTTCTCCGTTTACATTGTGCCGCAGACGAACCGCCGGAAGTACAACGGCGGCGTATTCGTCAAAGTCAAAGGGCGGATTTTCCTCTTGGGCGAACTCCTCCGCCGTAGCTGCGTGAATATTATCGCCGCGCTTAGCCCCAATGTAAAAGGCGCTTCCGCCGTCCGTCTCGATCTTGAAATCGTCCTTGCTCTCCGCGCTGACCCGCCAGTGCTTGGCGAGGGCCGCATAGTCATGTTCCAAGGCGCGGAAGGTTTTCCCGCCGATACCCGCCAGCTGTTTTAGTGCCGGTCCCACATACAACACCTGTGTTCCCGGCCACACAACGCCGTTTACCATCTCAGTCAGCAGCTTTGTGTAGGTTTTTGTCATGCCGCGGGTGCCGGTGATCGCCACTTCCTGATTGCGGGCGTAGGCCCGCATCATCATGCGCTGAAGCAGTTCTAATGTCTTAAAATCGCTGTCATCACTGCGGAGAATGTCCGCCAGAATGTCGGGGTGCTAATACCAACGGCCTGTCCAGATCAGGAACGCATACCACGCGTCCTCATAGTCCGCGTAATTTCTGGTTTCCGTCTCTTTTTTCTGTACCCAGCCAGAAGTCGCAGACCAAACCTTTCCGGATCGTCTTGCCATTGGTATCAACTCACCTCCTTTGTCCCGGTTACTTTTTCTTTACCGGCGGCATTTTCACAATGCCAAGTTCTTTGTACGACTCTTTTTCCTGTTCGTCAGGTTTCTCCGCAAACTCGCCCAAATCATCCCGCAGCCGCATATCCGGCGGAAGCGTCGGTAATTCCGAAAGGCCGTCATTGACCCGCGTTGTGTTGGCCATGTACAAAAGAATCTGTTCGGCGGCATCCTTTGTGTAAGAATACTTGGGCCGCCGGTGAAACAGAATCTCAAACATTTCATCCGGGGAACACTGCTTTCCGTTTTTCAAAAGCCCCGCCTTTTCCAGACGGTCCACAATGCCGTCGATCCTCAAGTCATCAATCGGCTTGGCATCCCGTTTCCGCAGTCCCTCGCTGGACAGGTTGTCCTGAACCATCTTGTTCAGCTTGGCCGCCTTGTCATATTGGCCGATGGCCCGCATCTTGTCCCGATCCAGCGTCATTTTTGCGCAGTCTCGCAGAATGAACTCCTGCTTCACGCTTACGCCGCCCGCCGCCATCAGGTCGCTGGACAGTGCCTCGTAAATGCGATCCAGTTCGTCATAGTCCTCAGAGGTGTAGGGGTTCTTTGCGGAGTTCTCGCCCCAGTTCTTCCTCTGCTGTGCCGTCCCCACTTTCCGGTTCCGGGCGGACTTCTCATTGCCCACCGCTTTGGTAAATTCCCCGGCGGACAGTCCCTCGCCAAAAATCTTGGTAATGTCCGTCAGCCCGTCCAGAAAGCCAAGGGGTTCTCCCCGCCGCGTGTCCAGCTTCTTCAGCCGCAGGTTGTCCAGATAGGCGATCCACTTCTCGCCCACGTCCGGTTCTTTTGGCACCGCCAGCATATCGAAGGGCCGGTCAAATTCAATGCAGCAGTAAAAAAGGGCAAGGCTGTCGCTCGTGGCACGGGCAATGGCGTCATAGCGTTCCTGCTGTGCAGTCAGTTCCGCTGTATCCATCGGTTCCAGTTCCATTCGCGGCCTCCTTCCCCTAAAAAAACAGAGAGTGAAAAGAAACTTAATTCTTCTCACTCTCTATTATTCCACAAGGTTTTCCCGATTTGGTAAACTTTAGTAGCCACTTGAAAATTTTTTTATTCCGGCTCCAAGCCAAGGATGTAATCCACACTCACGCCGTAAAAATCTGCCAGCGTGATCAGGGCCGATGCCTTCGGTTCCTTCATGCCGCTTTCGTAAAATCCTACCATACCGTGGCTCATACCGCAGTATTCCGATACCCGGCGGCTGCTCATGCCTCTGGCCCGCCGCAATCCCCGCAGCCGTACCGCGTAGACCGGAAGTTCCTTGCGGTCCTCATTCCTCTCCATCGTCCCCCTCCCCTTCCAGCAATTCGCAAAGCCGTTTCAGGTGCCGTTCGATGCTTTCCATCTTCCAAAGCAAAGAAAACAGCGCCAGCAGCGTGCAGGCGTATACCGTCATGGCAATATTCCCGCTGCTCGCCTCATAGACCGCAAAGCCCACCACTACAAGCAGGAGCACAAAATTTACAAGCGTCTCTGCCATGTCCTCCGCCCCCTTTCTCAGACTGCCCGGACCTCTCCGGGCAAAAAGTTCTCCGTCACGTACCCGCCAAGGGTTTTGGTCGTCACGGTGATAAACCGTCCCTTGGGGTGTACCCATGTCACCCGCCCCGTCCGCATCGGGCACAGCTCCACGCTTGACCGCTCACTTTTCGCCCGCTCCACCGGCAGTGTCTTGAACTTTGCCCGCACCGTCTGTCCGATCTTCATTTCCGTCCTCCATACGTCACTTTTTTCAAATCTTTGTACCGCTCAGCGTGCGGAATCAGCTCCGCCTTATCCCGGATGATCTCCTTCAGCACCCGGTCCATGTGCTCCTGGCACACGTCCGCCGCCGGATTCTTGTAGTCCAGCGCCGGCCTGTATTCTTTTCTCACCTCTGCCCATGCTTCGGTGAGCCGCATAATGCGATCATAGCCCCAGCCCTCCGTCTGGTGGATCGCAATTTGCAATGTATCAATGTCATACTGCGAGGTTATAACTATCGTTGCCTGAAGCAGCCGGTTGGTCTCGTTCTCCCACCGTTGCAAGTATCCAGATTGTTTGGCCATCTTACTTCCCCCTTAACAAGTACAGTTTCAGCCACAGTGGAATGTCGGCGGTTAAAATGCTTTTGAAATAAAACACGATAAACGCAATGCCAGCGGCTATAACCAGCGTCCAAAAGGTTATAATCAGCCAGTCTTTCAGCTTCATTCAGCACCTCCGTCCTTTCTCTTGCCATAGCTGCAAAAATCGTCCGGATGTTCACGGTCGAGATGGACTTCACACCATCCCGTTTTCGGCTTGTTGTATGACCGACAGTCCTTGCACCGCGTCACGACCACGGCATCAACTGTCGGCATATTGTCAATGTCGCATTTTTCCACATAGTCATCATTTGTTTCCCCGTAATCATTGGGGTATGATTTCCACTGGATTTTGTCTGCATCAATCGACCTCATGGTTAGCACCTCCGTCCATTATCGCCCCGCAGTGGGGGCAGTAGTCAGGGAGCCAATAGTCCCACTTCACTGCATCCAGTCCTTCCGTTGACTTCTCCCCGCATACTGAGCAAGTTTCGTCCGCGTTCCACCACCCATGCACCACCGGCACAGAAGCATCTTCCGTTAGAGCAAGATAGGCGAGAGCAAGGGGCCGACTATGATGCAATAGTTCATCTTCGTCCATGTATTGTGCGATATGTTCGATGGTTGCAATAGCTTCTTGTTTCAAATCAACGTCGCCAAGATCATTTGTATAGTGCATCAGTTTTTCTCTAAGCGTCATGGTCCGCCCTCCGTCCTTTCTCTCGCCGTAGATGTACTTATCCATGCTGCTTCGTCTCCTCCTGAGTCTGGTTGAGCAGCATGATTTCTTCCAAGGACAATTCGTTGCGAGCAACTGCCAGCACCTGCCTGTCCGTCAGGCCGTACTTGTCTCTAAGTGGCGCCAAAATCGCACACATATTCTTCTTGGTGAAGGGGACCTGCCCAGACGTGAGCTTGCTGTAAGCCTTCTGAATTTCAACGGCTACTTCTAACTGCATAGTTTAATATCTCCTTTCAGTCGATGAGTTGATGCTGCAGCCCACGCAGCGCACTTTCGCAGGAAGCCGGGCGCTCAACGTTCAGTGTTGTCACATCTGTCCATCTTGGCCCTCTCAATCTCAAGCGCACGTTCACGAAGGTCTCCGAATCCGTACTCATCCTGCCAGCCCAGCTCCGCAGAGGCTTTTTGGCAACTCTCACATAGATAACACGTCCACGGAGTTCCATCAAAAACACAACTGCGTTCCATCATAGTCCCTCGGCAAAATTTTCGCCCGCACCCAAAGCAAACATGGTCAACCCTCGTTTTGACAACTTTTCTTCCGGCAACATCCATGTGTCATTCCTCCCCGTCCATCTTCCGCCCCTTCACAAAGCCAAGAACCGTATCTAAAATCGCCTTGTCAATGTAAGATTGCAGCGCAACGCGGTTCTCAAAAACAATCGGCATTTCTGTAAGCGATTTGTCATAAATGGTTGATTTTCTGACGATCCATTCCCCTTCCCAAAAGTCGATAGAATAACCGCTACTTTTGGCCGCCTCCATCGTTGCCGACTTTGCCACACCAGTTTTAACAAAATAGCTTTCTCGCGTTACCCACGGGTTTTTGTAAACTTTCATCCAGCACCATCCATCTTGGCCCAGCAGTGTGGGCAGTATTTTCCATATATGACCTTATACTTGTGAGCCGTTGTCTTTCCGCAATGGCTACACATCCACGGTACGTTATCGCCATCGCCACAGACTACCCATTCGGCATGCACCACCGGGGCCACGTCGGCGGCTGGCAGGGCCTCAATATACTGCGACGGCTCAAGCCCTTTTGCCCACGCGTGCTTCGCGGCCTCAATCGCCGCGCTGCGCTCAATGTATTCAGCCATTATTTATTCTCCTCTTTTATTGCTGTGCCAACTTCATTGCCCCAGCAATCCCATCCGATGGCCTCTTGACGTGCGAATAGTTCAATGCGGGGGAAGTGATGATACATACTATCTATACGATTTCGTATTTCTGCGGGTTTTTCTGAGTGACGTCCAACCCTTTCGCTCAAAAACTGCTTGATATTTGTTGCAGTACGTTTGGGGATTGTCCCTTTTTTTAATACCAAGCAAAGCTCACATTGGCTCAATGTATAAAATCCATAGTTTGTTCTTTGCTTGTCCCATACAAAAGCAACTGTTTTATATTCAAAGCCCCATGCCTTGCCTAACTCTATTGCAACATCTAAGTTTGGACTGGTTGCCCACATATATAGCAAGCAACTGTCATCAGCGATTTTGTTCACTGGTAATGCTTTTAATTCACTTATAGACATCGCAGGATAATGCTCTGTAACATCGTTTTCGTATTTTTTCCCTTCGCCATAATGTTGAAAGTTCATTTGCTTTTGTCTATACGCCCAAGGGGGATCGGCATAGATAATACGGTATTTCTTATCAGTGTTATAAATGTTTATAAATGCCATTGTCAGCCCTTCTTTCTTTCCTGCTCCTCAAAGTAAAACTCAATCGGTTTTTCGGCCTCGATGACATTGCCATAAACCACGCCAATCTTGTAGATATAGTTCTCGCGCAGCTTTCGCGGAATTTCTGCGATGTAACGTCTAAAAGTTTCAAGCGAATTTGCACGCTTGTAGTGGTTGCACATCCTGCAGGCTGGCATGAGATTGTCAAGGTCATCTGTTCCAGCGTCCTCAATACCCCACGCCCTCAATGGGTGAAAATGGTCTACCTGCATATCCTTGTAGACGATTTTGCGTCCACAATACGCACAGTGGCCATTATACTTTCGGTAGACCGCTTCACGCTTTGATTTGCTAATTGCCATCCTTCATCGCCTCCAATGCTTTCTCCGCCTCCTCGCTTACCGCAGTAATTCTCCCATGTTTCACCAGATCACAGAACACATTGTAACCCATGTGAAACACAATTCCGCAACTGCTGCAATAGCGAATTGCAAGCTCTACATCCTTCATAAGTCGCGGACTGTCGATGTTTTCCTTGCATAGCAAAGTGCGCCCACTGGTAAATGGCAGCACCACCAGCCGGCCATCCCTGTCGGCTTCGGCCAGTTCCTCCAAATGGCGGAGCTGCGCCCGCAGTTTCTCAATCTCTTTCGCCTGCGCTTCGATCCGGTCAGCCGCCTTCACCAGATCATCACCCAGCGTGATGGGCGTTTCCCACTCATTTGCCCGCGCCCATTCTGCGTGCTCACGCAGCGCATTTACGAGGTCTTGATCGTTCATAGTCTGCATATCCCTTTCATTCATTCCTCGAACCCCCCAAGCACTTCCTGCCCCGACAGAACGCCGTCCTCCATCCACCAGTGGAATACATCCACGCCGGATTGCCACTGGCACGGCAGGCCGCGCTCCCTCCTCGCTTTCAGCATCCGGTCAAAGGCCCGGATATACGCCGCTTTGATTTTGGGATAGCGGGCGAACCCCATAGCCCTTGATTTTGCCGCCATAGGACAGCCTACGCAGCCGACCCGGTGGAAGCCCTCGCAGTACAGCGGGTTCATGGGGATTTTTTCGACAGCGGCGTAATCCAGCACATCATCGTCCTGCCAGTCGATGATCGGGTTTACAACCCGTTGCCCCTTCATTTGGCAGGTTTCAAATAGCCGCCTGCCCTCCTCGTTATCGTTGGCAAGGATGAGACTTTTTTGCCGATTACTGTGCAAAACCTCCAACCCCCCCTATTTTTTCGACGTGCTGTGCTCTCCGCCCAGCGGACGCCGGTGGCGATAAACCGCCCTTTTCCGCCGCCCTCTTTCAGCTCCGCGCAGCAGTAGCGTGCCAATCTGGTGGGCGGTATCAGTTTTCTGGGGATCAGGTTCCACATGGTCACGCGGCTCCCGTCCGGCTGAACGTGCTTATCCACGGTGCACTTCACACCCTTTTCTTCCAGCCGCCGAAACGTATCGTACACATGGCGCACCGTCTCCGGCGCGTCTGCCGTGGTCAGGCTGTGCAATACTTCAAACGGAATGCCGCTTTTTTCTGCCAGATGCAACAGCACATCGCTGTCCTTCCCGCCGGAGTAGGTGATCACTAACGGTTTCTTAAAAAGCCGCAGGCTCATGTCCGATGCCGCTTTCAGCCGCTCTATGGCGGTCTGCTCCAAGTCGCTCATTCCTCCACCTCCGCAAGCCAGAATGCCTTTCGGCACTCAGAGCATTTACGTCCTTCGCACTCTTTCCGCATTTTTTTGTAAACGTTGCAAGGGTCCAAAGTCAGACAGCCATCCGTTTCGCCAACATCTGCTCCCGGAAACAGCTTCAAAAACACGCTCTGGCGGGTTTTGCGGGGATGGGCGGCAACCCATTCCTCGAGAAAATTTACCTGTTCATCGGCATCAGCACCACCGTTCAAATTGAACATACACCCTGGGTTTCCGTTGGCTGGGCAATCTTTGCATATATCATGTGTCCCGCACAATCTTTCGCGCTCCTCGATAAACTTCACAGCATCCATCATTCAGCATCCCCTTCCTCGTCCAACTCGTTGAAATACTGGCTCCCGCAGTAGGGGCAGCCCACCTTCCGAAACCGCTCAAAAAAGCAGTCCGGGCGCGGCTCCGAACCGTCTAAGATCAGCGGGGCTTCAAAATCTGCGCCGCAGGTTTCACAGTGATACATGGTGTTTTCCTTTCTCCGGGCGGTAAACGTCTCCCCGGTTCCACGCTTTTGTGGCGCAGTTCAGGCCGTGATACGGTCTGGTCCGCGCCCCGCAGGAAGCGCACACCACGGCGAAGTCAAAGGGTGGCGCTGCGTCCTCCATCCGCTCCCCACTGTACATTCCGCACAGGGCGCACGGTTCCAGTACCCGGTTCTCCCCAGCTCTCCGGTTTCCCCTGTTCACGGCGTTCCACCTCCCAGTAGGACCTTTGCCAGAAGAACCGCCAGCAGCAGTAAAAAGCAAATTCCGCCGATCAGGGCGGAGGTGTCCGCCCGCTCCCGCCGCCGCTGCTCTCTGGTCTTGCGGTTCTTCTCCGCCCGCCGCCGTTCCATCTCCCAATAGGCTTCCTGTTCCCAGTAATCGTTGCTGTGCTTCATGTCCCGCTCCTTTCGTTTCCGCATGGGAACAAAAACCGCCCCATGTCTCCCGGTTCCTCTAACGTGCCGAACCGCCGTTTGGTAACAGCGATGGGGAACTCTTCGATCTCGCTGGCCCATAGGCACGTTCCGCGTCCGTTCAGCTGCTCCCAGATCAGTGGAAAACCGCCTATTCCATCGAATAAACTTGCCATAGTCGCATTTCGCTCGTAGTTGCCGCACAGCCGTTTCAACAGCCATTTCCACGGCGGCAGGGCGACACTGTTATGTTGAGCTTCACATAACGCGATTTATTGGGACAAAGCCATTATGTTAATGATGGGCACAAAAATGGCATGAATACAAGGCTTCTTGGGATTTTACTGCACATAATACTCCACATTTCAACCTTTAATCATAGCAGCTAAAACCTTTAAAGTAAGGGCTTACTTTTTCCGCTTGTTCAAGTAGAATTGTCATTGTAATAGGAGAAATTTCTACATGAAGGGCGGTGGGTATATTGCCAAACAAGCTAATCAAAGACCTCATTGACAAAGGTGCAGTAACTCTAAAAGAACAGGGATATTCCATACGCAGTAGAGAATACACCCTATTGACATGGAAGCAATTTCAAGAGTTCTGCAATAAAAAGGGATATGAAACATATTTGCCCTCGCATAAAGATGAATTCATCACAGAACTCGGCAAGTGCACTCCACCTTTAAGGCAGTCCACAATTGACCGCAAAGCCGGAAGCATGAAAATGCTTGATCTGCTTGCCACCAAAGGTACATGGGGAAAGGGGATGCTCAATCCTCTGCAAGAGTTGTTGCCGGAATTCAACTCCTTTCTTGATGCGCAGGAAGAATATCTCATCAAAACCGGTTATTCAGAATGCACCAGAGAAACGATGCGAAATTATATCTCCGTAGTTATGCGGTACTTTCAGAATGCTGGTATAACAAAGCTGGAAGAACTTAACAGCTCACATGTCTCGGCATATCTGCTGACTCTGAGAGGCCATGCAAAAAGTACAGTGCGTTGTGAACTCAGCCGACTGCGGAAGTTCCTGTCGTATCTGTATCTGCTTGGATATACATCCGAAAATCTTGCACCTCATGTACCTGAATATCGTCTGGGACAAGCACAGAGCATAATTAAAATCTGGGAGTCAGAGGAAATCAATGCAGTATTGGAAACCGTGAACAGAGCCAGCCCAAAAGGAAAACGAGACTATGCTTTCATTACTATTGCCGCTGAACTTGGTGTGCGAAGCAAAGATATCTGCAATTTGAAGTTGTCCGATATTGACTGGGAGCTTTGTTCAATCTCCTTTGTGCAAAGCAAGACGGGCAAGCCGAACACACTTCCTCTCAGCGAAAAAGTGGGATCTGCTATTATTGACTACCTGCATATTCGTCCGCAAACAAAATGCGAATACCTGTTTGTCAGTTTGAACCCTCCATATGGCAAGATGAAATCAATCCATTCAGCGTTCCATAGGTATGTCGCGCGTTCAGGGGTAAAAGTGCCAATTCATGCGCATCACGGCCTGCATTCTCTTCGGGCAACCGTTGCGACAAAACTGCTATCTGCCGATGTGTCTCCAGATATCATTTTTTCATTTCTTGGCCATTCGGACCGAGAATCTCTGGGACATTACATCCGTCTGGATATTGAAAACCTGCGTGAATGCGCCCTGTCGTTTGAGGATGGTGATCTCTTATGAGCAGAACTTACGAGTACAGAAGCGGACTGGCAAGTCAAATAAGTGCTTTTATTGCAGAAAAGCGGGCCTGCGGATGTAAGTATGAAAAAGAAGCCAAAACCTTTCAAACATTGGACCGGTTTCTCGTAGAACAAGGAATCAATACTCCAGTGTTGCCGGAATTGGTCGTTGAGAAATGGATTGAAAAGCGGCCCAATGAAAAGCGTAAAAATCAAAAATGGCGGCTTAATTTCACAAAACGCTTTGCCAAATATCTTCAATTGAATGGCTATGCCGCGTACTACCCCGAACTTACCATTTCGTCTCGAGATGATGCTGACTTTTCTCCCTGCATTTTTACGAGCGATGAGTTGGCACGTATTATGAAATATTTTGAAACGATGGTTCCAAGCAGGCAATGCCCTACTGCGCACCTTGTCTTTCCTTTGCTGTTTAAGACTCTGATCTGCTGTGGATTACGTGCCGGAGAGGCAACCCGGCTCCGTGTAAAAGATGTAGATCTTATAAACGGCGTTTTGCAGATTTGGGAAACAAAGCATGACAAACCAAGATATGTTCCTCTGTCTAAAAGTCTGTGGGCGGACTACGAACAATATTTTGAAGAAATCCATGCGGAAAGTTCCGGTAACAACTATTTCTTCCCCAATCCCCGAAAAAGCTGCTACCATACAACCACAGTCTACAACCGGTTTCGGGATGCGCTATGGCATTGTGGAATTGCGCATAAAGGACGTGGATACGGTCCGAGGGTTCATGACCTTCGTCATACCTTTGCCGTTCGTTCTATGCAAAAGCTGAAAAAATCCAAGAGCGACATCGTGACTACACTTCCATACCTTTCGGCGTATCTCGGCCATTGCAACATGAGTGCGACGCAAATCTATCTGCATTTAACAGCGGAATGTTACCCTGAATTTATTCAAAAGCAGTGCGATTATCTTGGCGATACGATTCCAACGTGGGAGGCGCCGAATGAAAACTGCTGATTTTGCCGCACATTTGACGGAGTTTCTTTCCCATTACCTGCCCGAACTTAAAAATATCAGTACGAACACGATTTCATCATACTGCGATGCATTTCGGCTATTCCTTGGCTATTGCCAGGATGTAGAGGGGATGAGGATTGAAAAGCTTTCCATAGATGATCTGACGCCGGAACTCGTTGACCATTTTTTGCAATGGCTGAGGATAGAGCGAAACAATGGAACCGCGACGCGTAGCCAACGTCTTGCAGCCATCCGCTCATTTGTTAAATACCTGCAGATAAAAGAGCCGCGCCTTTTGCTGAATTTCCAGCAAATACTGGCAATCCCAGTGAAAAGAGCTGAGCGCAAAGCGATTAATCCGTTGACAAAAGAGGCGATTGCGCTGATCCTGCGCCAGCCGGATACATCCACTCTCAGCGGCAGAAGAGATGCCACTATCCTGTGTTTTCTTTATGATACAGCAGCCCGTGTGCAGGAAATCTGTGACTTACGTATTGAAGATGTCCGTCTTGATTATCCTGCAAGTGTCAAGATCCTTGGTAAAGGCAGAAAAACCAGGGTAGTTCCCATTTTGCCGGCAACGGCGCAGAACTTGAAAAAATATCTTACTGAAATGCACATGCTTGCACCGGAAAAAAGTCATCTGCCGCTATTTATGAACCGCAACGGGCAAAAGCTAACTCGTGCAGGGGTTACGTACATCCTGAACAAATATGCCAAGGCCGCTTCAGTGATTGATCCTTCCATACCGGAGAAAATTCCTCCGCATTTGATGCGCCATACTAAAGCAATGCACATTTACGACGCGGATAATGATCTCGTTCATGTGCGCGATTTCCTCGGACATTCCGACATTAAAACTACAGACATATATGCCCGTTCAAGTCTTACAATGAAGCAGAAAGCTCTGGAACGAGTTTCGGATTCTCCAGTTCCCTCAATGCCTTCCTGGCAGAAAAGCCGGAGTAAAATGGAGTGGTTGAAAAGTTTTGGGTCTCAAAAAGCATAGCACATTATGTGAAGCAACTGCGCCAGGAATCCTCTCCTGGCGCAGTTTTCACATCTGTTCTTCTCATAACGACCATGATTAAATAAATGGAGTTGCCCAACGCCTTATACCGAGGGCTGTCCGCATCTTTGTGACGCTTTCCCTTGCTGTCCGTCCACTCGCCCAAGTCGGTCCAGTGGTCAGGGAATCCCTGAAGCCGTTCGCACTCCAGCGGGGTCAGACGGCGAACCACCATGTTTTGGCGGACCGTATTGTTCAGGTTCAGGCTTTGGCCTTCGCTTTCCTTTGCCTGCAAGGTTCCGTTGATCTCCCCGCCCTCGGTGAAATTTCGGCAATCTACGCTTGCGACATACGCGGCCATATCTGTTCGGTATGGGTCATTGGCTTTTGCTCTTAATGCTGGGGAAATTTCGCTTGATACCACCAGCATATCGTTGTAAGCATCCTGCCCGTTGTAGCTCCCCGGATGCGCTCCTGGTGATAATGTCCCAGTGGTTTCCTGGTACGTCAGCGGGATTTGGTTGCCGCCTGTGCCCATCCGGGCTTGCAGACTGGGGGCTACCTCGCCGCAGTCCCGGATCACGTCGCAGGCGTGGCTCATATCCAGAATGGAGGGCTGGTGCCCATGCTCCTGTGCTCTCAGCGTCCCGGAAACATCGTGGCTCACGCCCATCATGCTACCACCCTGATCGTTCAGGCACAGAACCGCCGGTTTATTCCCCCCGCACTCTGCGTTCAGCGTAGGGGCCTGTTCCTCGGCGTATCCGATGCTCCGAGCCTGTTCACTGTTCCCCAGCTTAAACCCGGCGCAGACCGCCGGACGGTCAATGGTGTTCAACGTATAGCAGACATTTTCTTTCCAGCCCTTCCCGTTGCATCCGGCGGTATCAGCCCGGTCGATTGCGTTTCCTTGGATACAGATGACGGGCTGGTTGTTCCCGCTCATGCCTGCGGAAGCGGTCAAGGTCGGTGCACGGCCATCGCTTCGCACCTCGGCCCCGCCTTGCTGTGTTGCCATGCAGAAAAGCGTCTGATCATTCCCTGCCTTAATCGTCCCGCTTTTCTCCGTCTGGACTAAGGCTCCTTTTCCGCCTCCGTCGCATCCTCCCCTGATCCGGACTGCGTAAGCAGCACCGCTTTCAGCACCGGCGGCAGGGCCTTCCCCCTCCGCTCCGCTCTCCGCAAGATACCCTGACACGCTTTTGCGCTCAAACAGTATTTCCCATGCGGTGTCACCTCCAAAATCTGCGACAAGCGCGATTCTACGGCGACGTTGGGGGACTCCCCAGTGTTGCGCTAATGTATAGCAGAAAATAATGTAAAGTCACCTCCTGAAGTGTAGTAAAGCCAGCAAGAATGCTCCTGCTGCCTTTACATTATTCTGTGAAATTATTTAGTTGGAATATAGAGCTGAGTCAACCATTGCATCAAATTTTCGTCATCTGTCCAAGAGGGCTGCTGGTCACTAAGCTGCTGCGGATGCACTTGCTCCAACAGCTTTTGCTTCATTTTAATGTTCAGCCGGGCATACACCTCGGTAGTTTTAATGTCAGAATGCCCTAACAGGTCTTTTATATATTGCAAATCCACACCGGCCTCTAACCAATGCATCGCTCGGCTGTGTCTGAATACATGAGGATGGACCCGCACTGGGAACAAATCAGGCTTCTCCTTTTGTGCAAGGGAAACATATTTCTGTATGATGTAGTAGACACCGCCTCGTGTTAGAGGGGCCTTGCTTCTGTTGCAAAAAAGCGGGGCATCTATATCACATTGGCGATATTGGGATTCCTCAGCCAGATAATCCTTCAAGATCTTTGCAGGTACAGGAAGAACTGGTATATCTCGGAACTTTCTTCCCTTACCTTTCAGATGTACAACGGCCCATTTTTTATCAAAACGGATATCACCAAAGCGAAGGTTAGCGATTTCAGATGCACGAGCAGCAGATTCATAGATTAAGGTCAAGAAGGCAAAGTCACGCCGTCCCTCACGCGTTGTAAGGTTCGGCTGTCCAAAAATAGTTTGGATGGCTTCTTCCGAAAGATGCGGGACAACCCTTTGCTCACATTTCTTCGGAGGAATTTCCCGAATCTGTTGGCATAGCAGTACAAAGCCTGGATCTTCATACTGCAGGAACTTAAAAAACGCATTGATTGCTGCTCGCCGTTGGTTCCTTGTCGTAATAGAGTTACCTTTCTCCTGTTCCAGCCAC